ATGAGAGAGGGGGTGCCATTTTAACGACCCCCTCCCGGGTGCTAATCAAATAGCTCCAATGGCAGTTTAGAGTTTTTCTTTTAATAACTCTAAAACATTCAAATCATTAAAGCCATTCAAATCTAAATTTTTATTTGTTACCATGGATCTTTGGTTTAGTTTCTCCATTTACCCGAGTTACCTTAAAGTATTGACCCATGAAATCATTATTAAGAATCTTGTCAATAGCAATTGCTAAGCGTGCTTCGTATTCAGTATCATTCATGTCTGATGTATCAGCATCAAAGTATCTAGCTAAATACCCTGAAGTACAATAACCCTTTGATTCATCAAACCTGTACCAATTGTCAAAGTCATCAAAAGGATCAAAGGGGTTGTCTACTGTTGTGATCCAGATATGTAATGTATCATTGCGGTCTGTAGAACTTTGTGTTGCTAGCTTCAGAGATCCGTCTTTTGAATTACTCATTCCCTTATTCTCCTTTCTATAAATATTTATTGATAGTTGATACAGAAAGTCCAGTTGCTTCAGCTACTTCAGCTTGTGTATAACCAAAGTTAAGCATAGACTTTATCCTTGCAACTTGAGAAGCATTAACAGTAACTGTTTTCTTTGGAGATGCAAGCTGTTTTACTCTATCTGAATCAGCATTGTTAAGTATTTGCGTAAGCTTTGATGTACTTACTGCACCAGATTGAATTGCAGACCATTCTCTGTCTGTTATGTCAACTTGTACATTAGACTTAGATGCACCAACCTTTGCTCTAGCCGCAGTTAAAGCTTGCTGTCCAGCTCGTTTGATTTCATCTGCTGTCCAATCTGGATTAGCCGCTTGCTTTTGCTTTAATGTCTTGTTAGCAAGTATCTGCGCCTGTCTCTCTTTTGGCGCATTCTGTAATGCCCTGTTAAGCTTAGCATTAAGACTTGCTACTTCCGCCGAATATACTTTCTTAGCTTGTGCATTTATTTCAATATTTTTAGTAGCTACATAATTCTTTCTTGCTAATTTAGCCATAGACTTAAGGGCATTGGCATAGTCTGCATATGCAACCTCTTTGGGATTAGGGTTCTTGGATAACAGGGTACGGGCATCATTTGTAGCCGCCATCTTAGATGTCTTGACAGTAGCCAGTTTCTCACCTTTCGATTCCCATGTGCCATCCTTATTTCTTTTCCAGTCCGTATAGGTACGCCCCGTAGGCTCCGGATGTACTTCACCAGTCTTAGGATCAATGTCTTTTAAACGAATCTGTTTTGTTTCAGCAACATAGGCCACTGATTTAGACCGGGATAAGAGTGTGGATGCACCGGCATCACTACCACCCTGGTACTTTTTCTTTAACTCGGCTATACGGTTTTCTTCATAGGACCTCTTATAGTCCAAGCCGTGCTTCGGTGCGTCAATAACGACCATCGAATGTTTTACGGCTCTTGCAATTTCATCAGGCTTTGCACCCTTTAATGTCATATCAGTAATTAGATTGGAGATCTTACCCATTTCCAATCCTTTACGTTTCTCTGGAAGTTTAGCAGTAACTCCTTCAACTCCACGATATGCAATCTTAGGATCGAAGTCTTTAAGACCAGTGTATTCACTAATGTCGGATGTGGTAATCTTAACTTTTGATCTTGGTGAATTTGATGGAATTACTACTGCTGTATCACCATCGTAGTCAGCTCCAGACAATCTTTCTGCAACCTTGTAATTAATTCCGACAGCATCGATGGCATTGCCAAGCATTGACTTTCCCTGAGGATTCCTGTTATTTACTCTAAGCTCTGGAATCTCGAATGTTCCACCATGCGGATAACGCACAAGACATACAGTCTCTCCATTCTTGTATGATGGTGCATAGATTTCGTTATCTTTTAAAGAAGATACTGGTAAGATTACTTTAGCACTCTGTCTTGGAAGTGCTGCTGCTTTAAGATCTACTGCCTGGCTGTCGCAAGCCTCGGCAAAGTCTGCAAGTAATTTCCGTTTAACAACGGGGTTTGTCATTTTAAGGATCTTATCAAGCTCATCCTGACGATTGTCAACTGACAACTTAAGCTGTTTCTTGATAAGTGGCAACTGCTGTTTTGACAAGAACTGAGAAGCAAGGTTCTTAGAATAGTGGTCCCAATCGCCTTCTTCCTTAAGCTTATTGATAGCTCCTAACTTATCATTGCCATCTTTATCTTTATAATGGTACTGTCCATTTGCTTTGATAGTTGCTCCGAATGGATTGTCTGGATCGTCCTTCATTTTCTTGAAGACATCCATCTTTGGCACATCGCTTGTTTTATTGGTGTTAAACACAACGTCTACACCTTTTGGCATGTCATCTGAGTAGATTGCCATACCTTTAAGATAATGTGTTCCATCGACAGCGATTCTTACCTGAGCATAATGCGAATCACCAAGGTCAAGATCAGCAACTCCTCTTCGAAGTTCGATAACTCCATCTTTCTCCAGTCCACCTTTGTCACCATATCTTACAGCAACACGGTTTGATGAAATACTTGATGGGTATTCAGGAGCCCAGAATGTTTCACCGCCATCATGAGAATACTTTTCTAATGGTTTAATCTTTTCGGTATGCTGTTGCACATCTTTCCATTCAGTTCCTGGAGGGCAAAGAACTTTAGTAGTTGTATACTGCCCTTTTTGATTGATCTGTGGAACTTTGACTGAATGCACTTCATAACCAGCTTCTTTTAAGATCTGCAGAGATACATCCAATCTTGTTTTGGTGATTCCGATTTCTCTTTCAACTCCAGTACCAACGTCAACAAAGTTCTTAGTTCCAACTTTCTTTGCTAAAGCTTCAGCTGTGTTGATACATGTGTCTTCTTTAAGCTTTTCTCCTTGGTTCAGTAATGATCGAACTGTCGATTCCTTCGATGCTGCATTGAACATAAGCTCAGCTATTTTGACGTTTGAATAGCCGTGCTCTTTCAATTTCATAGCCCTGTTGATTCGATCGACTTTCTCAGCATTTACATAAATTGACTGCTTGTTTCGAAACTCAGTTGTTTTCAAGCCCATAGATGCGGCGATCTCTTTCTCGCTTTTGCCTTTAGCTTTCATCTCCCTGACAGTCTTTAAGAAGTCTGCATTGTGCTGATAAGGATTATCCCCAGAACCCCAAGGATATCTCCCCGAATGTCGAGGAGTACCGTAGTGTGCTAAGTAGCTCATTCTATGCCCTCCTCTTTCTTAACAGATACGATAATCTTGTCGAATGACTTGATCTTGTCCATAATTGGCAGTATGATGTCCGGTGTAGGAATCTCTTTAAGAATCTCATTATTTTGATAGATCCTTAACTCGATCCCAATATCTCCAGGTTTGATTCCATACTCTAAGCAGAACAGTGCAGTATAGATTTCCAACTGCTGCATGTGTGCAGGAATGTCACCTGTTTTCAAATCATGAATTCTAAGAAAGTCTTTAGCAAACTTAATTGCGTCTGCTGTGCCGAAACAATTCTCAGAATAATATAACACCTGCTCTGGTGTCATTCTATATCCAATTGCATCATTAACATGCATGTTAAGTGTTAAAGGTGATCTTGGCAATCTCTGTCTAAGCTTAATACATTTTGCTGCAAACTCATGTAACTCTGTACCTTGTCGAGCTTTCAGAAATCTGCGATATGTGTGTTCAAGTTTCTCGGCATCGTAGTTTAGCCAATGATAGGAGCTAGCCCCGAGATATGCGTGATCTCCTTCTTTTACTTGTGAATGTTTCCTGAATTCCATTATAAACCTCCTGCTTATTTTGCGGATAGATGAAACTTCCATATTGTTCCATTTCATTCGCTTTATTTACATAATAATCCTGGTTGGGTCTGTGACTTGCTTCGGCATCTCTTTTAACTTCGAGTAATGCCCAGCCATCTCTATCCAATAAAACCAAATCAGGAATCCCCTGTTTGTAGTTAGGGTCGTTCTTTAAAATAATAGAATCTGGAAATAACTCTTTTAATTCTGAAACTATATCAGATTGAATTTTGTTTTCTTTTTTCATTGTTCTCCTTTCGTAGGGCCGGAGGTATACATAATGGCAGATTGTATCGTTATATGAGGTAGCACTAATAACTGAAAAGAGCCCTACGAAAAGACAAACAAAAAGAGAAAGAGACGGTTACGCTCTCCTCCCCTATAATAATCAATGTTTTTTTCGCGAGGCTATTTTATGAAAGCAGACTCATTAAAATTCTTTTTCTGAGCTAAAGCTCTTGTAATTCGAAGCTCGATTGGACTTCTACATTTTAAGTGAAAGTACTTTAATTCCTTGTATGGTGTTGTAAGTCTATCGATTCTTCCACTAGCCTGCTTCATCATTTTGTATGAATAGTTCTCTGAATAGAAAACCATCGTGTCTGTTTTTATACAATTCCATGCTTCTGACCCAGCATTGTACTGAACTAGGTAAATCCATTTTGAATTGCCGAATGGTTCTGGATCATGTCGATGCCCATTTAATTCAGCAATAACAACATCATCACCAAAGTCAATGTTTTTAATTATTTCCAATTCGTAATCAAAGTTGTAGAACACTATCAGTTTGTTGTGTTGATCGAAGATACTCTTCAGTGCTTCAGCTCTACTTTCATCAGCATAGCAGATCCTTCTTAACTTGTAACACAACTCACTAACATTTTCTATCGGTTCATTCTTTTCATAATCCCACCTGTCTCTCATAAGAGTTTTATAAGCTTCTCTATCATACGAGCACCACACATCTTCATGATGTTGAACTGCTGGATTTTGATACGGCATATCAACTAACACTCTTCGCCTTAATCTATTCAGTCTTTCAGTTCCAATGAATTTCTCAATTTGTGGAAACTTGCTAAACCTGGAATATACACAATGCTCCGCAGTGAACTCACTTTTGTTCTTGTAGTATCCATTAGCAATGAAGACTGGCATGTAATCCATGTAATTGTCTCCTGGTGTTGCTGATAGTAATATCCATTCGTTGGACTTTGCAATCTTTAGGAATGACTTAGTCCAAGTTCCATATCCAACTACTCGCTGTTCGTCAAAAATAAAGAAGCTGTTTTTAACGTCGACATACTTTTTAATATTGTTCCATGAGTCTATGACTATTTTATGATCATAGATCTTGGAATCATCATCTGGCGTTAAGTAAAACCAACTCATGTCGCCAAGCCATTCACCGCTATCTCTTTTCTTAGCAGTTGTTATGATGTAGAGATCTTTTGGATTTTTCATCTTTGTCATTGGCTCTACAGTTCCACCATTTTGAATATAGTAGTACGCGAGTCCGGTAATTGATTTACCAGACCCTGTACCACCACAAAGTATACAGCCGTTATGCATTTTTGTTATTGCACTCCTTTGGTGCGGCTTCAACTTTAATTCCATACTAATCTAAGTCAGCGTATTTCTCGGCGAACTTGTTCTCACGAATTGTTACATACATTGAATCAACATATGCAGTAATTCCAGTACGACCATTCATCTCCCATTCGTAAGGACGGATTGAAAGATCACAGTTTACAATGTCGACTACATCCAGCTGTGCTACTGTGTCTTCATCCAGCAGATTCTTGTGCTTACCGACAATAAGCCATACCTGTGTGTAACGATTCATATTGAGTTTAACAGGCAGAGTCCATTCCTGCTCAGAGTCATCTGCTCCTTCTGAAAGAGGACGCTCTTTTATATTCCATCCTTCCTGTCTCAGTTCATCAGCCATTACTGCATCATCAATTACAACACTGAAACCCCTTTTACCGGGGTTGAATTTATCTCTTTCTCCTGAAAAGTTCTTCCAAATAATCATTGCACCTTCAATGTTAATATTGTTTATGTTTGCCATAATAGACCTTCCTTTCTATGCTGCCATATCGGCGTGTTCATCAATTGCAAATTTCTCAAAGTCACCAAACTCTGAGATAGTTTCTACTGCTTTGTCAGCAAGTTCATCATAATAAGACATGTCAATCTTATCCTGAAGATTGTTTGTTAATACATCCTCAGATTCAAGCCAACGATATCCCTTTGTTCCAGATGGTGCAAAGTACTTGTCGTCTTTTACTCTGAATAACTGAGCTCCGCCACAACCTTCTTTGATTGGACAGAATTGACCGACTTTACCAACGAACTTATAGTCATGTTCGTCTTCTGCAAGATTCTCATTAAAGTCGAGATCAAGCTCTCCACCATTGCTGACAGCGATTGTCTGGCATAAGTCCTTGAATTCAATCTTTTTATGAGTGAAGAGTTTCTTGAATACATACGGTACTGCGAACTGAGTTCCAGTTGCTGTCCATCCTTCGTCTTTCTCATATGCAATATAAACTGCATTGTTTACCAAGCATATCTTCTCATACTCAGCTTCGATCTCGAATGTATATCCATACTTCTTTCCGAAGTCATAGATGAACTGCTCAACTTCAGGTGTCGGATTATCGATTTTGATTGAATCAGTCTTGATGTGAACGACGTGTGCTCCAAGTTTCTCAACTTCGCCTTTAAGTGTTGCCATGAAGAGTGCTCCACGTTTAGCAACGATATTGTCGATGTTTCTTTCATCCTTGAACAAATTACTGAAGTGAGCTGATGTCAGTCCATATACAGAATTAATTACAATCTTCAGAGCCTTAGCAAGTTTGTCCAGTTCTTCCTTAGCCAAATTAGCAAATCTAGCAAATGCTCCACCGAACAGAGTCTTTAATGCTTCAATGTCACGATGCTTAATAGCAATACGTGCATCAACAAGATCTTTGAACCTAGCAGTATACTTCTTACCAAACAGATTGAGCGCAATTACCGAATGCGGATGCATGGATGCTACATCAAATGTTTTAACATTTCTGTACATTCCAGGATCAGCAATTACCAATCCACCCTCATTAAGTTTAATGTCACGATATGTTGATACACCATGGTCAAACTTGTAGCCTTTGAACTCATTTATTGGATTGTAGGTTTCATTACCTTCCATATCCACAGAGATACCTGTAGACAGATCAGTGTAGATAAACTCTTTCTGTGGGTTCTTGTCTTTTCCAAAGATCAGTTTACCAGACAACATATTGTTTGTATCGTTTGGACAACCACCAGCAATCTCAGCTAATACACATCTTGCTTCAAAGTCTTCAATGTTAGCTTCAAATGTAGCTTCTGTTGCAATGACATCATTGTCACAATACTCAGCAACCTTAGGCCACAGTTCTTCTGGTACTGGCTGATCCCAAGGCAATGACCATTCCTGATGATGAATACCTAACTCGATTTCCCACTTCTTCAGACTCTGCTTCTTAGCACAGAAGTCATAAACATCTGTGTAACTTAAGTTATATGCAGATCCAAAGAAAGCATTTTGACTTTTATCAATGATGTCTTGTGAAAGCTGGAACAGAGCTTCTAATGAATACCCCATCATTCGAGCATACAGGATGTGGTTATCATATCTTCGGCAGTTGAATCCAACAAGTTTCATTTTGAGGAGTTCTTCAACTTCTGTCGGTGATGGATTGATCATCCTTTTACAAGGCCCAGGTTCTCCTCTGTATTTCCAATTAACCAATAATAAGTTTGGAAACACCTCAATATCAAAGAATACAATCCTGTCATCTTTTGGGGAGTTAACTCCTGCAACATCATCAGAGCAATAATGAATCTTTCCAACCTGTGCTAAACAATAGTCTGCATGGTTTGTGCTTGATGCTGCAAATGCTACAATATCATTGCGCATGTCTGTTACGTCATAGTGCTCGCCTGATTCGTATGCATCGTCAAGAATCTTTTTAATAAAGTCTACACTTGGTTTTGTACCTGGATGGCTCTCTTTCCGAAGATTCTTTTTGATCAACGCTCGAATCATCTTTTCGCTGGCAACTACTTTAAAGTCTACCATATTGTCACTCCTTTTCTTTAATGGTAACCCCGAAGATATAGTAGCAATTGGAGTTGAGTTGCATTTTGTTACAATTCTTCGCAATGCTCCTTTACCACTATAAACCTTGATCTCGATATTGTCGCTATATACATTGTCAAGTTGCTTAGGGTCACCAGTATAATAGTAATGCAGATGCACACCTGCTCCACTCTTTGAGAACTCAGCATATGTTGGCGGCCATTGGGATGCCGCGTCTAAGTTCATTTCCTTAGACTTGTTCCCTTCAGCATCTTTTAGATCAAAGTCAATGACTATTAAATTCTCTGGAACTCTAACATAGTGAAGTTTAGTAGTATCCAGATCTTTCAATGTTGTACCGACTCGATCCCACGCTTTTGATGGCGCATCACCACGTGCATATTGTGCTGGGCAATCCTTGCACACTTCATCTAAGATAGATTTAGTGCTATCCATTTTGAGCCATGATTCTTTGGCTTCATCTGGCTTAAGCTCTTTGTCTACGAACTTATCTTTCTTGAAGCCTTTGTAATAGCTTCTAGCTCTAGTTCCATCTTCCAATGTAATTCTGTCAAGAAATTCGTCAAAGTAATCCTTCAAGTCTTCCCTGAATTTGTACATTGGCATTTTGTTTGGGAGCCCAGTGTTGTCACAATACTCTTTATACAGACTATATGCTGCTTTTAATGTTGTTCCATCATCCTTTTCAAAGAACGGATAACAGCTTTCTACGAAGTTGAAGAAGACGTCCGTTTTGAACATCATATCCAATGGCTTATATCCATCGTAGTAATGCTTTCCGTATTTCTTATATACTTTAAGACAATGATTAGCTATAGCTCCAAGCTCATATGAAATCTGGCTCATGCATTCCTGGTAAGTATCTGGATCGAGTAATTCGCCAGTTGGCTTAACATCGATCAATCGTCTTATAATACCTGACTTTGCATCAGTGATTTTGACTGGTCGGTTTGTACCCATGAAGAGCATACTGTTAACTCGCATTGGATACTCAGCTTTATACTTTTCAGAAATACCGATTTCCTCGTGTGCGATTATAGAGTTGAGAAGGGTATTATCTTCAATTCTACTTAAGTCACCGTCATGCTGAATCATTACCAGAGGGTTATCTTTGAATACAGCAGTCGCGAATGATTTTGACGGAGTAGCTAAGTCTTTAGCATTGAATGTTCCGCAGTATCCATCAAACAGCATCTGAATAATATTGAGAATTGTCGACTTACCTGTTCCAGCTTCACCATAGAAGACTAAGAACTTCTGAATCTTTTTAGAGTCACCAGATATAACTGATCCAATGGCCCACTCAATCTTTCGTCGTTCTTCTGCATCATACAGAGTTGAAATGATTTTGTCATAGCCTGGTGTCTTGCCTGCTTCGATGTCGTATGGTAAGGTCTTGGAACGATAGTCCTCTTTGGTTGTCTTCTGGTTTAGAAATGTAATATCAGAATCTAACTGTATTGAAGACGACGGACTAAGCTGACAATACTTCTTGTACTTTTCCCAGCGTCCATTGTCAAAGTCCCTTAAGTAGTCTTTTTCAATTTTGCTGGTTGTAGTCTTGCTAACGGTTTCGTATGCTTCGTCAATCAAACGATCTACATAATCAACAACATCGTATTCATCAGTAGACCATCTGTTATTCTTCTCATCCCAGAGAGCATAGAACGCCTTACCTTTGCATAACAGGTTATCAACTTTCTTAGAAACAGCAAATGTTGGGTGGATGACTGTAGCATCCCTAGACTTGACATATGAACTCTTAATTGTTACAAAATTCATATTTTTCCTTTCCTGGCCATTTGGACACAAAAATGTGCTCTCAAAAACTTTTATATATTTTCATACTTTCTTAAAAAGTTTTTAAACTATATAAAAAAATGGGTTTTTGGCCAATAAGGGCTTAAAATACCCCTAAAAAGCCACTTTTTCACCAATTTTTGCAATCCGCTGGCCATTTTTATTTTGCTGTTTTACCCGTCAAAAGTGCATAAATTTGGTCTGCAGTGTCCCCTCTAGCCACCGAAATCAGCTGTAAAGCCCGTTTCTGGTCATTTTTGGCACACTCTGCAGCGACCGATAACCAGCTCTTATGGTCCTTATCAGCCGGGTTATACTGCACAATAAGCAGCTTTCCACCCTCAGAATTAGGCACAACCTTATCTACATAGTCATTATTATTTTCTTTATATGCCATAATATTTACCTCAACTTTCTTTATTATTTTCATCTAAATCGTCTTGTTATTTACGATTATATCATGCATTTTATCAGCCTGGTCGCCTTTCCAACATGCTACAGCTCGCAAGCCAGCACTTTTACCATTCTCAATTTTTTCTTTAGCAACAGTAAAGTAGCTAGTACTAGCGCCATCGGACGGATTATACTGGCATATAAACATCTCAGATTTGTCCATATTAGGAATAAATTTCTTTGTATTTCCCATAATTTCTACCTCAACTTTCCTTATTTACTGCGCTTTTTCGCCATCCTGTCGTTTGAAATCTTCTCGAAACCCTCGACAACGTTCCTAGACAATCCGCTATTATCGATAGATTTCGCAATGGATTTAACCGGATATATAGACTTGTCATCGATACTTACACAGCTCATGAACTTACCAGCTTTCTGCTGAGCACTCTCAATCTTTTCTTTGGCATTCGTCATTTCACTAAATGTATTCCTAGACCTTTTACGATTATCATTGGTTGCATCTATCATAGGTGCCGTGTCCCAAGGTGCTGGCTTAGACTTTTCCATATATACTTTTTGCCCAATGCCAGTATACAAGGCAAAGCGCGATAAGACCTCGTCCCTAGGTATCATCTTAACCTCGTCTCTAGTCGACTCAGAATGCTCCCAAACGAGCTCATTCTTACCGAATGCTTCTGCCAGGATAGTCAACAGCTTGATGTCATTCCTACGCTGTTTGGAAGTACCCATGAACGGCTTTCCTGATTCTTTTTCCATAGTTTCAAGGTTCTTTGTAATTCGTACCAAGGCCTCTAAAACCATGTCATGTTGGGCAGCCGAACTGAATCCCTTAAACTCATCTTTCGTCATTGTCTTCTTCCCTCCCTAAATCTTTAACCCAGTCTAATTCTCCTGCAGCGAATGCAAAAGCAATAGCATCAATAACATCAATAGCAGAATCGGAGAATACACCAGCTGGTCCGTTCTTCTCTAAATATCTAGCAGCATTTAATGCACCAACACGGCACTCGTCACGGCTGAACATAGTTTCTACATACTGCTCCACTTTTATTTTTTCAAGTTCATGCTCTGATAATTTGGTGTTAATAATTTTTGGTTTGCTCATAGATGAATTTCCTCCTTATAATTCGTATTGAGATACTCACACATTTGATCCCAAATTTGCATACGTCTCAAGTTCTTTTTAGTTCCTTTGACCCACCATAAGCCGCCTTCTCCATCCTGCTTATACTGACGTGAAGCACACTTCTTAAGGATTACTTCATCGTCTTCAGAGCAGTCAAGGTAAAGTCCAAGCGAGTCAATCATAACGTTAAACCAGTGAGGTGTGCGGTCTCCAAATTCGTCATTTCCCATAATGGAATCTTCGCATCGCATGGCTAACCCAACCATCATTTCAAGCCAGGAGCACTGTTTATCAAGTAATGCATTTCTTACTTCCGGGTAGCTATAACCGCACTCATAAGCGAACGTAGAACGGAGATCGACACCGTCCGCAGCCCGGTTGGCGTCAAGTTTATGGGACCACTGAAAGTCGGTTGCAAACAGCCATTTAAGGCCCTGAATGTGCTCATTTTTCGTAGGATCAACTGCAATTTTATCTAAAAGCCACTCGAAATAGTCCATTTTGACCCTATTTTTGTCGATTTTTATCATTTTTCTCCTTTCTAGACTGTTTTTCAGCCTCTTTTTTCACTCTTTCATATCGGTTAGCACTGTGCAATGTGTCCGGATAATAGTATTTTATCATAACGTTATCTCCTCTAAGAACTCTTCGTAAGTTACATCCTCGTACTGGACACAATCAATTTTGATGCCTTCACGAGCATTCTTTACGTACAGCGTGTCTACTTCAAACTCACCGAATGAGTCTAAGTTTTCCTCGCCAAGCAGCTTAATACCGTCTACAATTTCTTCATCGCCGTTCTCAGAATATACTGCATTCTCCTTAGGCAAGTAATTCCATACAACTCTCTTAAGGCCATCGTCTTCCATATACTCGCTAGGATCAATCACAACAGGTCCAATTGCACAGTCTACGTTCTTCTCAACGTCGATCTCTTCGATTTTATCGATGTCTGGTGTCCGGACCTTGGCGTAATTTACTCTTTCGAGCTTAGCATCAGCCTCATTTTTACCTGTATCTACGCTGGAAATGCTCTTCTGGGTAGCTGAAGCATACTTTTTCAGGGCTTTTTCAGCATCTTTTTCCAGATTTTCATTTATTTCCTTAAGATCTTTACTCTTTTCTTCGGGTTTTTCCTTGTGAGCAGCCTCATAATCAGCCTTAAACTGCTCAATTTCCTTGTCAATGTATACTTCACAGGCCTGTTTCATACCAAAATACATACCTACTGCACCTGTAGCTGCTCCTAATACAAAACTTAATACTACTTTTCCACTCATTTATTTGCCCTCCTTATTCTCGTGTCTACTGATAAATGTGTTAACTAAGCATCTGGTATCTGTACTGAACAAACACCCATTACATCTGAAATCTGGATCTCCATTAGACTCCGGGTTCTTCTCACAATAATTCTTTTTAAACTCTACTAAGCATTCTTTTGCTGTCATTATCTTTTCCTCCTTAAGATCTTTAGCAAATTCATCATTTGATCTAAAATACTCTTTCCCGCAACGAACACAACGTATCATATACCCTCTTCTACCATAGAGGTTGAACGGCCAATTTTTGACATCCCTTGAGCCACACTTTTTACATCTCATTTTGACTCCTCCTGTTCTACTGGCTTAACCCAAGATATCAGCAATGCAGCGTAACGCTCATTCTTAGAAATAGATGCATGATATCCTAAGCTTCTCAAATAGCCTACAATAGCTATCGTGATTTTGCGGCTTTCATCTTCTGAAATATCAAGCCCCTTAGCTGCGAGTTCAATCGAGGTATCGTATCTACCAGATCCTGCTGCTTCTAAAATTTTCAGTTCTATTGCCTCGAGGTATTCTTTGCACTCATCATTAACAAAGCTAATATCATAAGCTTCTTTAGCACTAATCATCTTTCTTTACCTCTCTTTCACTCAGGTCTACGCCTAAGATATATTTCTTTTTATTTGCATATGGATTGTCCTGGCAATGAAACCTGCATGCTCCCTGATTTCTTACCTGAATATAACATTCGTCAAAGTAAGGACATGATCGCTCTTCTTCAGTGTACGTACGATCGTCCCTAGATGTATGCTCAAACTCCTGCATAATAACCTCCTTATATTTTGACTGTCCATGATATAATCATAGCCGAAGCAAAAAATACAATTATAAGATACGAGATAGCATCTATATCATGATACCTGCGTATGTGTTTTACTGTGTGTATTACTCCAGCTCCTATAGCAGCGCCTAAAAGGCATAAGCTTAAAGCTCTGAAGAATATAAATATGTATACCATTTTGACCTCCCTAGTCCAATGGAATGAACCATGATACTCCTGAATAGATGAACACGAAGATAAGAAAAGCTAATGTAATAGCCAATCCTACATCGTGTTTCTTAAATATCTGTTTTAACGGATTCATAATTCCGACGCCAACAAACCCACACAAAATGAGTATGTTTAAGCCTCTTACAAGGATGATCATGCTATTCAATTCTCATCACCACCCCTGTCTGGATGTTCACATAATACCTGTGATGCTTGTATACTACCAAGTCCCCATCCCAATCTCCACCTGTGAGATAAAGTTTCTTCATAATTGCCGGTTTTCTAAACCAATCGATAATTCTGTTCATTTTAATTCCTCCTATTTTTCGAAAAATGAAAGGAGATGCAAATGGGATATGGACCCACATCTCTGGTATGGGGATACCAGTGCACTACTATTGTGCTATTATGCATCTCTTCTCATTATAATAATTGATTTTTCTGCGAGTTATTCAGGTTTATTCATTTTGATCCAGCTGTAGAACCGCTCAAAGCAATTAGGACAAATATCCATAACTGCTGGCATGTCAGTAACCTTGTCACCACTTAGTTCAGTTAACTTATCAGCTGATGCTGGAAATTTGTTTCCTCCAGATTTGTCCTTCCACCACACTGTAATGCCGTCGTATACTTTGTTGTCAGTTTCATCGTATATATTTCCACAAATATCACATTTACAAAATCCTCTCATTATTTGTTCTCCTCCTTAAGTGATTTAATCCAGTCACAGAACCGTCCAAAGCAGGCAGGACATACATCCATCATCTCTGGAGATCCTTTCATTGTTTCTCCGTTTGGTGCAATAATATCATACTTCCGGTCTCCATGCATAGTGTCATCGGTCTCTTCGTTATGGTACCAAACCATGAGTCCATCATAGTTCTTATTTTCATCCCGGTGATACATACTACCACAAATATCACATTTACAAAATCCAATCATTTCGTTTCCTCCTTAACTATTTTAATCCAGTTGCAGAATTTCTCAAAGCAATCTGGACAAATATCTATCATTTCTGGAACATCAGTAATGCATTCGCCTTCTGGAGTACACAGTTTTTTCATCATCACATTGTGGTATATACTACCACACACATCACACATACAATATCCTTCCATTTCAATTACCTCCTGAAATATATTTCTACGCATTCTCTCAAGCAGAAACAAACGAAATCTTCTGTTGTATTCTCGTTGACTGTAATAAAGTTAACCTGCTCGTGATCTATATAAATTTTTATAGTACCATCAGGCTCTGCCAAAAGTTTAATCGGTACTCTGTAATTCTGAGACAGTTCTTTAATCGTAGCTAATATCTTCATACCTAGCCCCCTTAAAATTCCTTATAGTATTTTGACGTAAGCTTCTTGATTTTCTTAACAAATGACTTACTCTTGCCACTTTTAGCATAGCTAGTTTTGTCAGTATAATCTTCAAAATCAATATCATATTCACTGCAATAGTTCCACGTAGAAGTAACATATACGCTTTCCATAACGTTTCCACCATAAGCATTTGATGCTGTATAATCTACCTTCCAAGCGATTGTCCTGTAGCCATCAAGAATTCCGCATGCCGCATATACTTCAAAATTATCCTTATTTAGCACATATCTAACCTTACTAATTTTCTTTATTTTAAATGAATCTGGATTTAACAGTTCACTATCCTGGAAAACAGCAAGTGTATAAGCTAAATTCTTATCTGCCTTGGTATATTTAGTTTTTGCATTTACTGGCTGAACTATAGTCAAACATGCGATAACTGCAAGTAATAAACATAATCCTTTACTAATTTTCTTCATTTTAAAGTCCTCCATTTTTATTCTGCTCTTCTTCACGTCTTTGGCGCATAAAGTCATTAAGCTGAATAAGTATCTTCTTTTCAATCGTATCACCGATACCGGGTATGGTTGTAAGTCTGTTATGCTTAACCCATTCAGTCAGCTCTTTAATGTCTTTAGCTCCTCTTTTAACTAAGAATTTTCTAGTTCTAGGTGTAATTGACTGTAGATATCTGAGATCGTATGGATCTTTATAGACTTCTTCACCACGGAATAGTCGTACCTTAGTAATTATCTCATATATTCGCTGCGTAGAGACATATTCGTCCATCGCTATCATGCGAACGCTGTCTCCACTCTGCCAACGCTTGAAGATTGCCAGATCGCGTTCCGTTACCGTCCAGTTACTCATTTTTCTTTTGTCGCACATAGAAGAACCCCCTATTCCATTACTTTCTTTATAGCAACCTCAAGTGCATTCTCTATCGGAATCGTGATGTCTACTACTTCATCGAGCTCACGTTTCGGGATAATGATACGGTATACAATATTATCTTTATAAGACTCAATTTCTATACCGTCGGTTGTAATTTTAGCAGCTATTTTGACACCTGTCTTCTCCTGAAGTTCATTGAGCCTTGCATAGACCTTTGCGAATGCTTCAGCAGCTTTACTAGTGTCAATATCTTCTTCATTGTCATTACGGACGTTAAACAGCAGGTATGTATCATATGTCTTAGCATCTTTGTATAACACAACTGACTTAATGTCGTATATTTTGTCCTCTAAACTGAAAAGCCCAAAAGCATCTAAGATTTCCTGTTTGGTGTTAATGTTTAAAGCGTGTAAGATTGTTCGCCATATAATTTGCCCTGTTAAGACACCATCAGTGCTATTGATAAGCGTCTCAAACCGTCTAAGCAGTGCATTAACAGAATCTTGATTCTCACGTATAAAGTCATTGTCTAAGTATATTGCATTTTTCATTTCTTTTTCTCCTTCTTCACGAATATATTTGCCATACATTTATTGCATAAGTTTTGCATCGGTATGCCTTGGAAGAATTCAAGCTCTGTAAGCTCATTTTCCTCGCATTGCTCACCGCATCCATCACATCTATACATCTGTAGCCTCCTTATAGAACTTATTAGCGCCATAAATACTATTAAGCATCTCTTTTACAGAGTCACTCATTTTAGATGCCTTGATAGGCTGGCCAATGTATGCTATGACTGGCTTTCCTTTGAACTTAAGCTGACCGTCCATAGTCAGATCGGTGTTGTATTTGTAAAACGCATGATCCTTGAAATATTCCGAAATAGCATCCATGTTTTCATGTGAAGTTTCGATAAAGTCCGCATCTGGATCTTTGTTATACGCTGTAGCAATTGCAATTGAAGCTGTTGCTATACCTGCTGGATGATAGTTTGCATTATTATAAGTAAAACTCATTTTGACTCCTTCCTACGGCCATAGACCGCCCTTAGTAGCACCACTGCTGCCAAGGGTAATCTAATACACCGTCTCTAAACATTATTTGTTCGTCGATTCATCTCTGTGATACTTCGCCGTAAATACATCCATCACAGTTGAAGTCGATCAGTAATACTCTCTCATTTTCACCAGTTTCCTCATTCGGAATCATAACCCACTTGGTCAGGAATGTTACATTGTTGTCGAACTTACCATAGTCCGGATCTTTCTGGCTTCTGTATCTCCAACCATGAGTCAGACCAATATCAGTAGGCTTCAGACCGATCATACGGTATACGTCATTTAGTGTCAGGATTCCTTCGCATTTTAACCGTGTGTCTGCTTCCTTCTCACGCTGCGCAAGCATGAATTCATTTTGAGGGTTATCATTAAACCACTCAGTAGAGTTCTCACGTGTGAAGAGTCGCGCATATGGCGAACCACCGAAGTTTCTAATGATCTCCTGCTCCTCAGTTACTTTCTTCTTTTCGCCTGTCTCTGGATCTGTCTCAGTCTTCTTGACTGTTTTCTTTTCAGAACCATATAACATTTCTTTGTCGACTTCTTCACCGTACTTGTTAATTACATTTTGACGGTAAGTCTTATAAGCCTGAGCAATTGCTGCACAGGATGCTGCTAATGCTGCCTGACGCTGTTTCATGATGTGGTGAGATCCAAGAATGAGTCCGATAGATGCTACCTCAAGAATTGCAGGTCCTACATAAAGCTTAACATACTCTAATGCTGTCTTACGCTGTAACAGAACCATATCATTTGCTGCATTCTCTCTTGTGTACGGCTTATTGAGGGAATCCGGATCTTCTTCGTACATTGCTGCTTTTTCTGCAATATTCTTTTTAATAGCTTCTTCATTTGCCTTTACTTCTGACACTTTAAGTGTAGCTCTCTGTGTCATGATCAGAGCTCCAATACCTGCTCCGATTCCCGCAAATAACATGATCTCTGGTGAGTTCATTTTGGTCCAGGCTTTAGTATGGCCTACTACTGTTGATAAACTTGTTACTGCTGTGTCTAATGCTTTCATTTATTTGTCCTCCTTATCACTTACAATATCTAAATACTGATCTTTCCAATCAAATACATTGTTTAAGCAAAATGACCCAAAGCCAATATTACTATGATCCTTACCAACCTCGTGATAAAGAATCCCGAAGTATGGTTTTTCTCTTGTTCCTTCTACAATGATGATCGCACGATCGACTTTCGTTTTTGTATCGGTACCAATAGCACCAACTACTTCTTCGTCTGGTCTTTTCATTTTATTTTCCTCCTTGTAAATCAATAATAAACTCTAATGCATACTTTCCTGCTTCGTCAGTAATGTGGAATCCCTTAAAGACCTCATTCCACGGCATAGTTACTGATAAGTTATCGTCCTCTTTAGAGAACATAAACTTTGTCTCTTCCAGAATATCCCGAATTGAGAATCTATGGCTGTTGTAGCTAAGATATCTAAAGAACTTGATAGCGAATGTGTCTCTGCCGCCTTTGTCGTCGAACAGAAGTTTCGTACATGTTCCTTCCGGCATATCTGTAGAATAGTATACTTCTACACTTCCCCAAACTGTAGACTTGTATAAGTTGCATTTATCACTCGTAGCCGGCATCTCTTCTAATGTATCTAATGCGTCTTTCTTGTAAACTAAATCCAAGAAATATTTATCTTTTATAGAACGCAGTCTAAACTTTGCAAAGAGATCTTTCCATGGAAGCTCAGTACTGAAATTGTCTGTGCCATCTGGATCAATGAAATTTGTATCAGCCAAAACATCTCTAATAGAGAATTTATTTTTCTTGAACTTGTTAAAGAAGTTGCTAATAAACATGTCCCTAACCAGTTCACTCGTAAATGCAATTGTGACACATGTTCCTGGATACATCTGAGTAGAATAGTACACTTCTGCATGTCCAGAAATCTTTGACTCATAGATAATACATGGACCATGAACTGTTTTGTCTTGTTTTGGTTCTTCTGAACTATTCGCCATAATATTCTTAGCAGCTTCAGTAGTTGCCTCGATATCCGCAATCAGATAGTCTAGATAATTCCGAGCTTTCTTCAGATCCTCTACACCGTTTTTATTCTGGAATCTGAACAGATACTTCATAGAATTCCATAACATTGCGGCCTGCGTCCCTGGCAGGTCTTTAACCACATCGTTCAGAATATCAATAGCTTCAACGCCAGCAATATTCTGATAGTGGTCTGGATGATTTACTTTGTCTCCCATTGTTTCCTCCTTATGCTCTCTGCATTTTAATTGAAATAACCGTAAGATCCTTTCCACACTGTGGGCACAATACATAATACTCAAATAATTTTTGAAATTTTGTAATACTTTGTGCACATCCATCATGCATCTTGTGTGGACGACTCTGAATATCTTCTTTCTCATAAGAGAACTTACAGCCGCATCTATTGCATTCTGCCACTGTTTTAGTTCCTGGTTCAATAATTTCGATCATTCTTCAACAACTCCTTTCCTTACTTTATGCTGCATTCCACAGTTTGGACATTCAATATAAGACAGAATTGTTTGCAACTTACCACCGCCATAAAGCTTAAAGTCCTTAATGTTCTCTTCTCCATAAGCGAATCTGCAGCCACAGTTTTCACACTCACCAATTGTTTTGTCTCCTAATTTCATAACATTGATCATCAGTCAAGTTCCTCCAATCTAGGCATCTCTAAGACATACCCTCCGTCTCTAGACTTTCTGATATGTGCTCCACCAAGTTCATACCATCCATAGTGGAAGTCATTTGCCTGCGTTGGAATACCAAGTGATTCGTACACATCGCCGACTGATACAGAATCATACTTGTCAAGATACTCCGTTAATGTATCCAGAGTTAAATCTGCATCTGCTCGAGTGTCGAATCGGATGTTGTCCATATCGTATCTAGCCCGTCCTCGGGGAGCTGATCTACGTCTACGATCACCAAACCTGTCATCATACGATACTCGCTCTACGCTACCACGACTAAAGCTACTACGTCCACGTGATCTGCGTCTTGTATCTCCATAGAATGCCATATTAATAGCACCTTCAACCATATCAACGAATGTATCTTTTAATGCTGGAATCAGAACATCATTGAAGATATATGATCCAACACCTTCGGATTCATCGCTTAAGAATGTTTCTCCGAATTTCTGACCCAGTGATTTTTTCTGAGTCGTTACTCTATTCTTTACCACTTTTTCAATCTTCTGACGCTCTTCAGCTTTTGTAGGTTTCTTCTTTGTTGCCTTTGCACCAGTAGCGATTGAGTTGCTTTCCAATCTTTCCATCTTAGCTCCTTTCTAAGAAAAAAGTCTAAGACCATGTTTCCATGATCCCAGACCTTAAGATTTCCAATCTTATTAAGTGTTACTTTTCATCAGTCTTATCATCCTGATCCACTTCATCGATAACGTCTTCATCGTCTGCTTCACGATAGTCCGCATCTTTAGCGTCCTTCGCACGTTTCAAATCGGCTTTCTTTTCCTTAGCCTTGTTGATTAACAGCTTTCCTCCCTTAAGCGCTGCCTTTCCCAGCGTATAAGTTCCAATTGCTGCTAAGCCAATCAAGGCAATTCCAACTTTGCCTAATGAATCGTCCTTAGTTGCCTCAGTTGCGGGTGTTGTGTTAACATCCTCTGCTACTACTACCTCTGTTGTGTTTTCGTTCTGTAATTCTGACATACTTTTGTCCTCCTTAAATTTTTTTGGTTTATATCTCATTATAATATCTGAATTTTTTGCGAATCTACATTATGTCTCGGTAATCGAACCTCGGATTTGCGAAATATCCAATTGTAAGGCATGGCTTACCGTTCCTTAACGTAGAGTCAAACTGAACATCCAGATAGGTCTCTGGAGTCCATCCTACGTCATCACCAACTTCAACATGATTTGCGTCTACTTCATCGTAGAACTCATTAAGAGATATAAACATCTCACCTGATAGGAACCGATCTTTCATTTTGCTGACCGCCGCTAATACATCTTCTCGTGTTGAGTAGAACACATTGCCAGTGAACAGATCGATGCATACCTCCTTTCCTTCAGGAGCACCTTCAAACTTAGATTCTGGGATTTCTTTTACCTGCTCGTCTCTAGCAGCTTTGGTAGCTTTTACATCTGTCTTTGGTGACACCTTAGCTACATTTCTACGATATCTGTCGTATGCATTAGCTGTGAACTCATACATTGCTGTCATAGCTGTGAGCCTGGCTGTGCTGATCTTATATGATCCAATGAATGCTGAGATACTTAAAGCTCCTAAGATTACTGTAGGGACATAGCACTTCCAGCAAGACTTTACTATCTGCTTTGGTCCAAGTTCCTCAAATCTATAAGCCATATCAGACTTTGCTACGGACATTGGAAGATCCTCGTATTCGATCTCTCCATTTTCATATCTGTTTGCAATCTCATCATCCATTTTGTCGATCGCCATTGGTGTTGCTTTTACTGCACTGATTACAGTAGCGGCTAATCCTCCGATCCCAGCAATCATAAGAAGCATTGGTGCATTCTTATCGGCAGCGACTGGAATCTTGTTTGCCTCCTTAATTAAAGTGTTTAAAAAGCTCATTACGTTTTCTCCTTTCTTATATCAACATACTTGATCTACATTCCATATCTTTGAACCAGCCTTTTGCTTCGCGTTTCTCTTGTTTAGTGGCCATGAATAATCCATGTGGTAAATCGAGATACCGCAAATAATATCCATCAGTGTTTTCAAACGGGACTAACTGAATATCAATCCAGCTATTGATTTTGTTATCTTCATCCATGTCAATCTTAGACCATCCGACAACGTTGCCGAAGCATGTTGGAATCAAATCCAGATCGTTCCTGAACTCATTCAGAGTTACCGTCTGATTTGGATTCATCTGCAATTTTCTATTTAATTTTAATATGGCTGATTCTACTGTCGCTTTATCTGTATAGAATCCTTCATCTGTCAGACTATCGATGAAGAATGTCAAACCTGTCGTATCTACAAACTTTGACTCCTGCTCGTGGATGGTTTTGTATAATTTATCGCTAGATACATCAGCTTTGCTTTTTTTCCAAACGTTTTTCTCTTTTTCTTCTCCTACCTCGTTGACTACTTCTGCTCTGTATCGTTTAAAGTTTGATTGCAGAATACTCATAGCTCCTGCCAATGCTACAAGCTGTTTCTTGTTTAAGAAGTTTGATCCAAAGATGCACCCTATTGTAGCAGCGCCAACTACAATAGAAGGAGCGTAAATTGGAGCTACAACTTTTACCTCTTCGATAAACGTAAGCTCTCTATGCTTCTTTTTCTCGATCTCATCAACTTTAAGGGTTGCTTTTATAGATGCTTTATTTGTAAGAATATTTGATACTACCACGCCTACAGCCGCACCTATAGACAATATAGTAGGCATGTTTCTTTTAATAAAATATCCTACCTGTTCACTGTTCATTTTGACTCCTTTCTAGAAAAGCTTAAAGGCCATGTTTCCATAGCCCTTAGCCTTACTTATTATTTTGTGTGATTATCCTGAAATTCGACTAACGCCTTAACAACATCCGGTTTATCCATGTTGTCTCTAAGCATGTAATCATGAAAATCACTCATACCTTTCTGCCATCCACTCTTGAATGCTGCAGCGTTGGTTGTCTGAATGTATTTACCAATAATGGTTCCACAAACATGACCAGTCACCACTGCAACAGCCGCTGTGGCACAGTAGGTAATGATATCACCTTTATGCTCGATAACATATTTCTTTGCGTTGTTCAGTTTCATTTTAGTTCCGTATTTCATTTTAATTCTCCTTTCAACTTTAAACAATAAGTTCTCATTATAGCGGCTGAATTTGCTGCGAAAGAAGAGAGGACCTGAATTAGTCCTCATCCTCTTTTGAGTCGGTTGACTCGATAGCATTAACCTTTTTGTCGATTACCTCATCAATATGCATCTGCATTAAGCATGTTCCTAAGAATCCTGCAATTGCAGTACATCCAATCTGTCCAATTTTCAATAAAGTTTCTTTGCTCATTTTATCACCTCCTTCATAATAATATATGAATTATTTGCGATGACGCCTTTCCGACAGCATTAGTACTATAAATGCCGTTAAAAATGCTAATAAAAATGTATCCATAATAACTAACTGTCTCCTTTCTAGAAAAGCTTAAAGGCCATGTTTCCATAGCCTATAAACTTCACTTTTGTTCTTTAGATCTTCGTCTTTGGAAAGATCCCTGGAAATGCCTTACTGAGTATTGCGCCCCCGTTTCCTTCAAAGATCATAACTCCGACACTCAAACCAGTCCAAGCTGCCAGCGTTAACCCTGACTTGATCATTTCCATCTTTGAATTAGCTTTGGATTGCTCCAGCTCACGTTCTCTAATGTCGAGTTCGCGTTCTTTATTGCTCATCTCTTTCATTTTGATCTCGTGATCACTGTTGAGCTTATCCTCTTCTAATTTCAACTTGTAGAAATCGACCAAGTTAGCGGCAATGCCGTTTCGCTCGTCACCGATCTTCTCGTCAAAGAGTTTATTATCCTCCTCGAGGATCGTCTGCTCCAACACATCCCTTAAGTTTTCAGTTCCTTCTTCTCTTGCCATAATTGACTCCTTTCTAACTTACAATAGTTCTCACTATAGTCTTTGTTTTATTTGCGTTTCTGACATACGTTGCACTTCCAACGTTACTGTGTCAGACTTATAGATCTCTTCCAGGGTCTCTTTACCTTTAATCTCCAGGGCACAGTAGTATCCTTTGTCTTCTTCGTCCCTAGCTATTTTGATGATTCCTGGATAAGTTGTCTTTATCGCTGTCTGGCCGACACGCACACCAATTGCATATGCTAAAGCTACAATTACAATACAAATAATAATCTTCATTTTAATTACCTCCTTATCTTTTATATCCTATTACTATAGCTTCGATATCTCCGCATCTAATACCTCCTTGAACTGCGGCTGTGTAGGAAAACTCTGCGAGCGCTTTTTGGAATTTGTCTGAAGGTTGTCTTGTCTCTTGTGAAAATAAATATCTAGGGATAGAGGTGCGATCATAATATTTGACTCTTTTCGCATAGTTTTTCACCGCCTTTTTGAATGCGCATACTTTATAATATTGGTACCATTTATAGCGTACATAAAAGCTTACTTGATCTGGTTCGAAGATAATTGTATCTACATGCCACCCAATATCATCCAAAATATGATTGATAGTATCTGGCAACTGGCCTACTCTAGGGACGATTATACATGTCTTAAACATTACATTCCCTCCTTCATAGTTTTAAACAACTGATTAAAGCTGTCATCATTGAACTCAATTGCATGGTAAATATCTTTCGAAATGTCCCTGCTATCGACTGGAATATCCTTAGGTAACTTACCAGCGATCAACGGACTCTTGCCGATTGTCTTCATTACTGAGTTCAGCTCAATGTATTTTGACAGCTTTACAGCCTTGAGCCCGGATAAGTCAATGACACCTGTAGGGACGTGAATATCAAAGATGTTGTTATCCAGGTATACCATCTTCTTATTCAGATCTTTTGCAGAGAACGGAATAATCATACTCTGATCATTGTCCCTGTACAGGAATACCGCAGACATCATCCCTCCACAATTAGGAACTAACCGAATAGAATTACACTCTGATGCCACCTTACTCTCGTAGAAATGACCATCCAATCCAACGAAATCCTCAACATACTTTACTACCATTTTTGCTTCCTCCTTTAATTTAAAAAATATAAAAGGAGAAGCCTATGTAGGCCCCTCCTAGTTCTTATGATGTTTTTTCCAAATGTGTTTGATGATAGCATAGATTATCAATCCAGCCACTATAACATCTCCGAATGACAGTAGTAATGAAATACCTCCTGCTAAGAGCAGTACTACTCCAATCACTATCACTCCTAATAAAATAGCTCCTAAAATCAATAATGTAATCATCTTACATTCCTCCTTTCATCTCATTATAGTATATGAGATTTATGCGAGGCGCTCGAGTTCTTCCATTACAAGGTTAATACCTTCAACTTTACCGGCTAAGTGTTCAGTTTCGACAAGAATTTTTAATCCTTCTTCTGAACTCTTATCTGGTAAAGCTGCCATTTTTTCATTCAATTCTTTTGCTCGATTCAATGCTTTCTCCAGTTCCCTGTTTACGAAATCATACAACAAGACAGTCCTGTTACGTTCAATAATATCTTTTACTTTCATTTTGATCTCCTTTCTGAAAAGCTTAAAGGCCATGTTTCCATAGCCCTTAGACTTTAATCCTCCTTATCATTTTTCTTAGTTTTCTTGAATGGAAGTTTGACAATACCCATCCAAATGAATTCAACGACCATAATCACTACCGAAATCAATGTTCCGATAAGTGTCATTTTGATCCATCCTCCATAAGTAATCTGTTTGTTTAAAAATCCTTTCATTATAATTACCTCCTTATGATAATAGTTTATTTCTCATTATAACATTTGAATATTTTGCGAGATAAAAGAAAGAGCCAATGTTTCCACTGACTCATTCCTAGTTAGAATAGCAAAGCACCTATTCCAAGTCCAATTCCTACCAGTGCAATCACCGGTCCTAAAATTGCTAATGTAATACATACCTTTACTATATTTGCTAAGAATTCTTTCATCTCTTTAGCTCCTCCTTTCTTTCCTATTATAGGAGTGGAATATCTTGCGAAAAGAGAGAGACCTTGAATTAGGCCTCAACTCTATTAAATGACTTTCATTTTAGATTTCATTTGAATACGTTTCAAATCCTTATCCGTATATCCAAGTTGTCTAAGAGCATTTTCAGCCTTGGCTATTTCCTCCTCTACTTTAGCACTTTCTTCTTCGTGCTCTTTAAGAATCTTGTCAAGTCTTTCATTCTCCTTCTTCAACTCCTCAATAATTGGATCTGGTTTCTTTGTTCGTTTAAATAATCTAAACATATAAATCACTCCTTTCATTATAAGCGAGGAATATCTTGCGAAAAGAAAGAGAACCGCAATTAAGCGATCCTCCATTCTCTTTTTCGTTTGAAGTCCTTATTACATTTCAAACCTAATTTGTTTACAATCTCATTCCATACACTAATCTCTACCTTAAATATCAATTCGTATTCTCCGCTACTTACAAATCCACCTGGTACATAATCTTCATGCTCCAGTAATACTGGGTTAAGATCTTTGTACATATTTTGGATTTTGCTTAAAGTATCTTTGTCTCCGATTATCCATTTAAGATATTTAGCAGGTTTTGTTTTCTTCATATTAGTTTACCTCCTTAATGTAATAATTCTCATTATACTAAAGGAATATATTGCGAAAAAGGAACGGGCTTTGAATCGCCCGCGTCCCTAGATCTCTATTTAGTTTTGTTTTGATTTTTCTTCTTTCTCTTATCGAAATATGTCTGCAATTGGAAATACTCCCAAACTGATGCGAAATACCCAACGGCACTAAATGTTATTCCGATCCAGAGACCTACATTGTAGATCATCCAGAATCCAATGAACATTAGTAACGTTGGTGCACATACAAAGCTTAAAGCTGACACCAATGCAAATAATTTTTCTAATCTTTTCTTCATATCAAATTACCTCCTAAATGTTTAATCTTCATTATAACAAGTGAATATCTTGCGAAAGAAGAGAGGACCTGAATTAGTCCTCATCCTCATCGTCATAACTAAACATAATTGCTACCAAATATGCAATAATGCCACATCCAAACGACAGTGCTGGGTTCATAATTCCCATCATAGTCAATACTGCAATTATAAGTACTGCCACTGGGAATATACAAATTAACCATCTTCCATCTTTGAATATCTGTAATAAGTTTTTCATATTTTTGTACCTCCATAATTTGTCTAGTATATTTCTCATTATAGAGTACGAATATCTTGCGAAAATGAAAGGCCTAGATTTCTCTAGACCTACATTTTTATCTCCATGCTGAGACAAGATTACAAGTAGTTCCCTTTTTAGGAAAACTAACTTTGATTTCGATATCCTTTTGTCTGACATCTTCATCAAGTGCTTCCAGTGCTTCCAGTGCTTCTTCCAAAGCTATTCTAGCCTCACTTTTGCCTTTTGCCTTGACAACTAATACCGTTCTCATGTTATTCATATTAAGTACCTCCTTATAAATATGTCTCTAGTTCTCATTATATGAATAGAATTTTTTGCGAAAAGAAAGAGGCCATGATAGCCTCAATCATCGTAATGATATGCCCATCTATATACTCTAACGAGTAATACTATTGGGAATAACACAATTCTTATTGGAGTATACAAATAACGATTGATCCTGTTCTGCTTTCGCACCCAAGCCTCATGTTCTTCTGATTTTCTCCATTCTGAATATGTCTGTGCCATAATAGTTACCTCCTTAAATATAATGGTTTATCTTTCATTATAACCTATGAAAATCTAGCGAAAAGAAAGAGACCTTGAATTAGGCCTCAATCTCATTTTCGTTCATTGCATTTACAATTCTGTCATATGCTCTTAAACCAGTGTCCTTGTCACAAGTTCTTTTTAATACCTCTTCAGTTCTTCTATCAACCACCAAGTATCTTTCATTTTCATCTCTAACAAGTGCAATAGTTCCGTTACTCTTTACAAAATCATAATACATATAAATCACTCCTTTCATTATATGAATTGAAATTTTTGCGAGGTAAAAAAGAAGAGGCCCTGTTTAGACCTCTTCAGCTCGTTTTAGTATTTTATCTAAAATATCAACGCACTCTTGTCTGCATAGCCTATCAGCAATTAAAGCTGGAGTATTCTCTCCACGTTTTTCGAGTCTATCTTCATTCTTCTCATAAAACTCAATAATTCCGTTGTTAAGCCATATCTCAGCTTTAATGTCTGATACTAACTGCTCATATTTACGTTTGTATTTTGATTTAAACATACTAATCACCTCCTATAAAATGCTATGAGATTTATGCGAAAAGAGAGAGGACCTGAATCAGTCCTCAACTCTCCTGTCACCAATAATTGTAAAGTATTCCATTTTGATGTTAGGATAACATTTTGTTAAATAGTCTCTCACTTTGAGGTATGTCTCATAGCACATCTCAACATTGAATATCCATTCATCATTGCAGTGTAATACATCTGTTTCTTTTATCTTATCAGTGTACGTACACCAGTCAAGTATTCCGGATATCCGTCCCAAGATATAATCATTGACATTATCCTCTTTGATAACGATTTGACATAATGTTTTCTCCATTTTGATTTCCTCCTTTAAATATAATGGTTTCCTATTATACTGAGTGAAAATCTAGCGAAAAAGAAACAATCCATGAATATCCAGCGACATTTTGACGTCCCTAGGCCATCGTATAAACAGTCTAGGGACATATATGCATACTACTGCCTTTTTGCCGAAGCAGCTTTGCGTTTGTTATGCTGGCTAGTGCTAATACCGAGCAGAGCACCAAGAAAAGTGTCAACTGCAGTAATAGTTCCTACGACCTGGTCTCCATACGGAAGCCCCCAGATGGTAGCAAGTGTGAAATACAGAGTACCAATCGCTGGTAAGGCAATCAATGCAATCCATTTAAGAATATCATACTGTTTATTTGTTAACTTCATTTTGACTTTCTCCTTCCGATATTGGTGGTACGGTAAATATTTTGAGCCGGTTGACTCCTTCCATAACCCTCTTTGCTGAGCCATTTCCGCCTAGAGCTTTGTACGGTTCATAAAGATAATCACTCAGATTCTCATATTCATCTTTTGTGATCCATCCACGTTCGATGTATGTCATTCCTAACGCTACAATTCGGTCGTGGGCCAGTCCAATTAGCATCTGACTTTGTAATGATTTTTTGTCATCTTTTTTCTGTAGCCAAGCCCAGAATCCAGAGGATGCAATAACCGAACACAACACAGTAACAATTATCGATACGATGCTTTCCATAATTTCCTCCTTATGCGATTACTCTGTCAAGTTCATAAGGAATAAACATCCATGCGTCATTACCTAATACAGAATAAGCTATTGAAAATATCTTAGTTCCATAATCGGCTATAAAGTTGCAGACCCATTCTTCCGCCCATATCCAATATTCTGGCTTTACAACCTTATGAATATCGTCTAGCAAATTGTAACTAACAAGAGCACAATGACCTAGCTCATGGATAAGAACTTTCATAAGGAGTGCACCATATAAGCTCCTCGACATGAAAATAGTTGCAAGGTTTGGGTCTGTGGTGGCTAATGTCATTTTTCCAGTCCTATCCATAAGCATTTTGTCATTTGGGTTTACGAACTTTATCCTCCATAAATATCCATTCATTGAGAATCTGTCCATAATCGCAGTTCTCTTTAGATACTCATGCTGTCTACTAATGTAGAAAGTTCGGTTTTCATTCTGCGCTTCAATTCAGGGCTAGCTTCACTCCAAATATCGCGCATAGAGACAATGGCTTTCTCGACATGTTCTTCTCCATGCTGTTCCATTCTCTCTTTATCTTCTGACGATCCAGTTTTCGTATAATGTTTTCTTGCATCAGACCAAGAATCATACGCAGCACCATAAGTGCTAACTGGCTTGTTCATCATTTTTGGTTCATTTTGATCCATATAACCAAAGCGGAGTTTCATCTGATCTGCAAACTCTGTTGGATCACCGGTAAGATATTGCTGCATGTTGTAGTCCTCACCTTCCAAATATGGCATATACCCATATCTAGATCCGTGACCGGCCGAAGCATATCTACCACTAGAGACATAGCGATTCGGGTTGTAACCGTAAGATCCATCGCCCATAGCCTCTACAATTGATTTGTAGTATTTTGACTGCATGCAGTAGTTCTCAGCTTCGTAAATATCTTTGATCATATCAACAACTTCGCCCATTTCATGAGCATCTACGCACTCAATTCCATGAGAAAGCTGCTCCTTTACAGAGTCTACAAGAGTTGCCTTAATAGAACAGAGATCTTTCATCTTTTCCATTTTTACGACACCTCCTTAGGCAAGCCTACGAACAATAAAAGCGCTATTAGCAGCGACAGTTACGTCCGCAGTACCGGTATTAGTTACGGTTATACGATCGTAGTCCCCGCAGCAATTCTTGATTAAAGTTGAAGTAGCTACATTGTTAGAAGCGTTAGCAGCTCCAGGAGTAGAAACCATGGTTGTCTCTGGCATCGTTACGCCTCCTAATTGAAATGCAAGCTGCACGGGAGTTCCTGCAACTGCGCCAGAGATGTTACCAGCAAAAGAAACTTCATAAATACCATTAGCTCTCATTTTGACAGATCCTGTGTTTTCTCTATGGCACTCAGCACAACCTGTTTTGAGAAGAACTTTGTCAAAGGTAATGGACTGACCTGCAGGTATTACCTGGGCAGTAGTATTTGATAATTCAATCATTTTATAATACCTCCATACAAGGGAGAGTCCGTTTCTAGACCCTCCCTAATCATTTTGACGTTAATTAGCAGCAACCGTTATTAGTTGATCCGCAGTAGCATCCAAACCCATAATTCGCATATGGATTCGGTACAGTAAATGCAGGAACAGCAGCCGGACGTAACTGATTAACAAGATACTGGTTCTGAGCACACTGAGATGCCGTAAGCTCCAGTTTGTTAATAGCAGCCTGCTGGCTAGCAATTGTCTGATCTTTTGCATCCATCTGCATTTTGACCATTTCATCATGCAGAGCACGGTAATTGGCATTATCATTGTCAATAATGTCTCTTGTCTGATTGCTAATTGCATTGGTGATAGCGCAAGTATTGGTAGCCATATCATACTGGATCTGAGCCTGGCCCTGACGGTTCTGGCAGCAGCAATCGGCTAACTGTGTCTGAATGGCATTTGTCGACTGTAAGTTTGCAATGTTTGAAGCATTGGCACTGTCACTGATAGCGCTCTGAATAGCGTTAGTGGACTGCAGCATGCTAGTATTCATAGCATAGAAGCCATCACAAATTCCATTGTCAATGCCACTAAGCTTGTTAAGGATTGACTGGGTATCAAATCCTCTCTGAAGATCGCCGTTGGTTGCGCAACTCTCGCCATTGCGTCCCTGGCCACCCCAGCCATTTCCCCATCCGCCGAAGATAGCAAACAGGATGATTAACACCCACCATCCGTTTCCATTACCCCAGCCATCACCATTTCCATCTTTTGTAACAGCAGCGATATCTGCAAGACTTGGTGCACTACCCATATTAAACATAATTACTTCCTCCTTATTTTACATGGAAGAACTGTTCTGCTTGTCGGATAGCATCTTCTTTACTCACACCCATAGACTTACAAATATTCTCTGCAATCTCCTGTCCTTTTTTCTCATCGCCGGATTGAATAACATTAATCATGCTTTGAGCATTAGGGTTATTGGCAATATTAGGATTCTCCTTTAGAATCTTCATTGCCATTTGTTGAATGCATTGACTTATCATTCTTTTTGTCCTCCTTGAATCGCGACTTATTTTGATGTCCTTGCCGTTTTAACATATTCTCTATCCTGTCAAGCTGAGCTTTTAATTCCTCGGTGCTATCGCCATTTTGACACTCTGATTGAGCCTGCTCATTCGAACTTATAGAATAGATAATACTTTGCAGAACACCATTGCTATTCCACTGCTTAGCGATAACGTTCTTGCAATCCTCTGTCATAAACAGGCAAATACTACCATCCATTGGTATTTCTGCAGGTACAATATCCTGCTCTGAAGTTACAATCCTTCCTCTGATTGGAATAATTGGCCGTTGATTTGCCATTGCGTTTGCAAGATTAGGCTGCCCTACAGCCTGGTTATTCATAACTTGGGGATTATGGATAAGTTTTGGTCCTCCATTCCAATTTGGTTGGTCTACAGGACCCATAGGCCGTCGCATTCCTTGGGTGTCGATGTTTGATGTGTAATCCATAGCAAAACAGCTCCTTTCTTATTTTGATTTAAGTGTTCTTACCTCTAGACACAAACGAGTAAAAGCCTAGAGGTATTATTAAATTTTCTTTTAACGTCACTTGGACGTCCAAGAATTACTGCAATGGAATCACCTCCCTAAACCATTTTGATTTATGTCAAAGACTCACTGGTAGCCTCTGATTCTGAGTTATTAACGTCAGTCGTAACAACTGGATCATTCTTGTACGCTCTGATGGTGACGTCATTAGACAACCCATCATGGATCTCAATAACATTGTCCAGCTTGAACCCGTCGAATGTAGTGACATTTTCATTGTCGTCTGTAATCTCCATATGAGAAATATTGTCGGCATTGCGAGCTGTAGAAGCGATTCTGTCAAACACTGCTGGGGATTCGTATGTTGAAGTAATGTTCAGATAAGTTCTACCTGACTGATTCTGAGCATACTCTCTTGTAAATTTTCGAATATCAACTGTCGTTCCATTTCCAAATTTAAGTTTCATTTTGATCCTCCTTACTTAATTCTTTAAGCATATTAAGTTCTTCTTCTCCGATAATAGGAATGGCCCATTCATCCGGACAGTATATTTTGAATCTCTGTTTCCAATGTTTCTTACGATACCACTTGTTCCAGAAGTATGAATTTGCAAGTGATCTGGCCTTGTGCATATCGCAAATATAAGTGCAACGAGAATCTGGTGTTCCATTTTCCTGGTAATTGTATGCAGAGCACCAACTGCAGCCTTCAGCAATAGGACAATAGAAGCATTCGTCACTAGACTCTGTTCTTCTGTCAATTTTATTGAGGCACTCAACACACTGCTTATCACATTTTCTTTGAGCAATTCCGAAATTGACATGGCCAATTCTAAGAGGCTCTCGGGACGTTCCTAGACTGCTCTCCATATATCTAATGCATGGATAAAGCCAACCGTCTGGGTCCATCGCTAACATAAATCCAGTTCCGCCACACCAGTTTTCAAGATCCGATTCTTCTTTTGGTTTAAAGAAGTCATTCTCAAATAGTGCCATGAAATGATCATCAGCTAAGTCGTTCTCAAGCCAATAATCAGCCAACATTTTGAGCTGTTCATAATAGATTTTTGCATGATCTAATGTCCATCCTTTTTCATAAACGACATTCGCATTAATGTCTTTATATCCAAGCTCCACCATATGCTTAATCGCTGAAAACAGATGCTGAACATTACCTGGGGCTATAGTGATCTTAGAGCCCATATAGTATCCTCTTGATATCCAATCACGAGCTCCAGCTACTGCCACATCATAAGACCCAGTACCATCTGGAAAGACTCTACAAGCATCATGCAGAGCCTTATTTCCATCGATGGTAATTGAGAAAGAGAGGTTATGCCGCCATTTGTTCAGGAACTTCTGAACCTTAGGCTCAAAATATAATACACCATTTGAGCAAATCGAAATACAGAATTTTGTTGCCCATGGGTGCATCAACTCGATAGCTTTATCATAGAAATATGTGCAAATCTGATCAATAAGATCTACACATAAGAAAGGTTCCCCACCAATAAACTCAATGATAATTCCAGGAGACGTATTTACGTCGATATATTCTCCAAGCCGCTCGTCCCCGGTAAGAAGCATATCGATGAGTTTCTTTGCATCTTCGAACTTCATTTTTCTCTTGCCTTTGTTTATCTGGTAACAGTATGTGCAGCACAAGTTACACTCATCTGTTACCTGAAATGTCACGGTGCGAGATAATGTTTTTCTGTCAGACGCATTATTTGTTATGATTGTCTCAGGATACAACCTTCCGATCATATCCTGAAACTGTTCAAATTTCTTCATAGGCCTAATCCCCTAACACAGTAATGTGTACGAGGTGTTCTGAGAAGTCTGTTACTTCCCATCTAAATTTGACGTCTTTTCCTTCATGTTCCAGAACTCGAGGCTGCAGAGATTTCTCTAACTCTGTTTTGGCAATGTCGTAGGAACACTCAGCCTCTTCAAGTAACTTGTGATAATGCTTAAATGGAACTGAGTCCAATACTGAAGTATCAGTGTCATTTTTTGCTGACTCAAGCATATGGGCCACAACATCTTTTCTGGTCATAACCTCATATGCAAGTCTCTGTAAATAGTCAGCTGTTTCCTTGTTAAGTTCTAATGTAAATTTTTTCATTTTGATTAACTCCTTTTCTTTTAATAGTTTTATATTCCTGTTATACTACGGCACCAAATGCTTGAGCTTGGCATGTTCCAGTACATGTTGCAGAGCATGTTGTTGCACATGCGTTTTTACATCCACCACTACATCCATTACTGCACCCATCACATGCACCAGTACATGAGCCATAGCATCCAGAGCCGCACCCTGAGCATCCGCTACATCCTCCTGAACAGCCACTACATCCTCCGGAGCATCCACCACTGCATGATCCATCACATCCTCCTGAACAGCCACTACAGCCGTCGCAACTGGATGAACAGCAGCTACACCCACTACATCCATCACAGCTACTACATCCACTACACGAAGAACACGAAGAACATGAACTAGCGCATCCGGTGCAGCTATAGCATGTAGCACAAGACGAGCCTTTTCCACTTGCTGAGCATGAGCTTGAACATGATCCTCCGCATCCTGCACACCCACTACATCCTCCGCATCCGCCAGAGCATCCACCTCCGCATCCGCCAGAGCATGCGCCACCACATTCTCCAGAGCATGTTCCTCTGCATCCATCGCATCCTCCGCATCCGCCAGAGCAGGTAGTAGAGCATCCTCCTGAACAGCCACTACATCCACTTGATCCACTGCCACCAGATCCTCCAGATCCGCTACATCCACCTGAGCAGCTACTACATCCGCTACATGTATTACCACACGTCCCTACACATAGTCCAGAGCATGCTCCACGACATGAAGAGGTAGCCCCATCGATTGGCTCTTTAGACAACGAGTCAGTGTAAGATAGTAATTCGTTGTTGAATGATGACGGAATCTTAGAGCCTGTCTTAAGATCGGCAGTATTCAAATTGCCATGGTCCTTAATGTTCAACAAAGGCTCGATTACTTTTTTACCTTGGTCAGCGGTAACTTTAGTTCCGGATGTAGGAGTTGTTGAGAAGTCGTATGACGCAGATGCGAACCCAGTCATAGAACCATTGTATGCTCTACGCTGCATTTCCGTTTTTACCTTGGCTTTTAAAGAGTTTACCTCTGCCGCGGTAAGAAAATTAGGCATTATCTTCAACCTCCTTTTCAAAAGATTTATCTGATTTTTCCTCCAGGGGATTTTTTACATTTCGTTTTTCATTATCTTTTGCAAAATGATCATTTCCCGATAAATACATTATATACCCCCATTTTGAATTATCCCCACGTCGCTGCTAATGGTACCCAGGCAGAACCATTGTAGAATTTAGCCACACCTGAAGTATCAATCCACAGAAGCTTAGTATTAGCCGGGGCAGAAGCACCGTAATGATATCCTCCCGGGTCTTCTGATCCAACTGGGTACCAACCTTTGCCTCCAAAAGGCCCATCATATGGAACGTAAACATACATCATTTTATCATTCGGGTCATAGCATAATTGACCTGGATACGGGGAATATTGATAGCTATTACTCGAGCCAAAATAAAGCCCCTTAGCAATTTCCCAATGTTTTCCAGCATAAACATATAAAACATTATATTCATCCGGATTAACCCACAAATCACCAACTTTAGGATTTGTTGGTTCAGTTGCTCCATAGCTAACACCACCAGACTCGGCAGATTTCTTGATTGACTCTAACAGGTATTTACCATTTGGTGCATCAGCATGGAATGACTGAACATTACCTGGAGAGATAATATGAGTAGCTCCATCGAATGTTTTTAGATCGAAATTAGGGAACTCTGTCGAGGAGTTAATGCGGACTGATGACTCAACATATTTAACCCAATTCGAAAATTCTTTATCCTCACCATCGAATAGTGAGACTTTATATGATCCACCAGGATAAGCATAACCTTGTCTAATTACAATAGTAATTTCTGAAATTTTGTTACCAAAATCTGAACAATTAAATATGTTAGATATGTACTTATTTGCACTAGATTCAAAACTTGTATCAGATAAAGTGCTAAACTCTTTTTTGTCTGTCGTTTTAATCAGCACATAACTTTTATTAGCATCGTTAATGGTGCAATCAGCGCTTTCAATAACAACTCGAAATGTGTCTAAGACGGAAATATCAACATCAGAGTATAGCCTTAAATAAGTATCATGATCTGCAACACTTTTGGCCGGGAATGTAATAATTCCATCTTTAACAGTTGGAGAATTAAGGTTGCTTGGATTGCCAACTATATTCTTACCGCATGTCTTAATATCATATCCGGAATATGGTACGAAATCGTCTATTGTAGCTTCTAGATCAGTTGTAACCATTGGTTTGAATATAAGATTTGTTACTGTTGTTCCCTTATTAATATATAACCGATAATTTAAATAAGGATAAGCATCATTTATAATTACCCCATTTCCAATATCAGATACTACAGCTTTCAATTCCGAATTTAATTCGGAACTATTATAATAACAAACGTCGATTCGGTAAGTGTCTTGGCTTCCATTTATAGGACAACCTAGCATCCTACACCCCCCAAAGGTATTTTCAAATGGGACCGATTGCGAGCTATTACCTTGTAAATAAAACACATAGTTTTCACGTGCAGTACCATTCAGTTTCAGCGTGCCATCATTGATTTTAGTCATTTTTATCCCATAACCACTATGTGCTGCGAATGGTGGTTTTAATAAATTCCTAGTAGCATTACCTAACATTAACGGAGCTTCTACAGTACCTGTTAGATCTGTTTTCGTTGACTCGATAAGAGATACTTTTTCTTTGCCTAGCTTTTCTGTTTCCAGAGTAAGCTTAGCACCAAGATCACCTTCGAGTTTATTTTTCATATTCTCAAACCACTTATCGAACTCTGTCTGGGATGCTTTTTCCCACTGCTGGAATGTTGACCAGTTGGCATCGTAAGCAGCTTTAATCGTAGCAAACCACTGGTCATAGCCATTCTTAATACTGTCATACCATTTCTGATAGTCCGATTTTGAAGTTGCTTCCCAATCGGTAATCTCTTTCTTAGCTGCTGTAAGCCAATCCTGATAATTTTGTTTCTCACCATTCATCCAGGTATTGAAATTTGCGGTATTCTCCTCTACAAACCGATTCAAGATATCCTTCCATTGAGGAATAAGCTGTTCAATACTAATTACCTCAAGAATGCCTGTAACAAATGGGCACACACTCGTCCCTACACAGTTTTCAATGTCTGCCTGCCTTATTGACGTAACCTCTTTACCAACTGTAACGTATGCCAATGGATACTGATGAACTTCCTTAGTATTTGTCAGTGCTGGCTTGGTAGGCGTAGAAGATGGTGTACCTTTAATTAGTTTAATACTGTTTGCTCTTACGGCCTCGACAGAGTTGATCTCCAAAACAATTGCGTCGATTCGGTCCATAAGAATTTCTGACGGCGGAATAGTCACCGGATAAAGTGCATCATTGTAACTCCAAGTATGATTAAACCATGCACGTCCAGTTCCAACCGTTACGTTCATCTGGTTACTCTGTTTCACAACCATGCAGTCGCCAATAGATGCAAAAATTCCATCTCGAATTAAGCCATCAAATAATCTTGAAATGTCAGTAGCATCATATAATCTATCATGATCTACGGAATTAAAAAATCCAGATGCAAAACTCATATTTGTCCTCCTTTATCTTATTCTTTAAGAGCCGACTGGTATTCGGTTATCATCGGCACTTACAAAGTCTGTAAAAGTAGGGTATGACGTTTCCCCACTAGAATCTTGGGACATGATAAATTCCGATACGGTCGATGTCCCTTTAATACCATAGTCGTTTTCTATCTGTACTATATCCCCCATTTTGAAATCTCGCCCATACACGAACATAGTATGAGGATCAACGTCTCCATCCATAGATATTGTATGCGGTTTTTCAGCTAGAGCCTCTTTGCCCTTCTGAGCAACTACTTTCAATCGTTCGGCGTCGCTCATTTTATGATCCTCGTCCTCGGAAGTAATAGAGCCAGCATCGACATATATTTCACATCTATGCATACCACTCAACTGTTCCTGAGTTTCTCCATCCCTAGTCACTTCTTTAGTAATCTTCAATGGATTGCCAGATAACGTTTGCGTATCTCCATCTTCGCCAACAGTTAATGCAACATTTGCATAGTCTTCCTTACTGTCCAGATAAGATGTGTTATTTAAGTTTTCAAATGAAGGACTGAATACAACATACGGAGTTAATTGCTGCGCATAAGATCTGTCGATTCCTTTGTACAGCTCAAACTCGAATTGTTTATTTTCATTCAATGTAATTTTAAACCCTATTTGCTTTTCAACGCAAAGTGAGTTTATTGCCTCGTATAAGTTTTCATGCTGCTCATACTTAGCATCAATAGTCAAGGATGTTATTCTGCTGTCTGTACTTTTCTTGAATACAAAGTTAGAAATCTTCCTTTCTGATTTTGACGGTGCTATAATAGCATCATTTATAAGTTTCTCAACGCCATCTTGGAAATTACCACTCAGGGTAGTGTTATCCCATATTATTCTACGCTTTAATAAGCTCTCAAGAGAGTAACCTATTACCTTAATTGTAGGTCCTTCCGTGGCATTTGTTTCTAGAAGCATTCCCTGAATAATCATCATGTGAACTGAATTATCATTTTGAAGATAGTAGTCGTTGACTAGATAAGGGAATACTCCATCCATATCCAAAGTGAGGTAAAGTTCAAAGTCCCCATTCTCTTGATATCGATCAGTCCAAATGAAGGACTTGAACCTGTCAATGATGGCTACTTTTTCAAACCTTGAGTTTAATATTGTAGCTTCCATAAATTATACCCCTTCATAAATTGTATCATTTTCGATTTTGAACTGGATGCTCATTGCACCTTCTGTGGCATTATAAATGAAGATGTTATCTCCTTTCGACAACTGGAACCAGCTCGATCCTTTTCCTAAACAGTTAAGGATGTTGGTAGTTAATCCAGCTCTCAATAATGTAACTGACTTTTCTCCTCGCTTAGTGTTGATAATAATATCATCGCCAGCACCATAGGCCTGACCTGTTAAGGTCTGTATAAAGTCAGTGTTTATCCTCATAACTTCACGAGTTCTAGTGTTATAGATCACAATATCTTTTACTGTATCTAGCGCATGAATCGTTATCGTTATACCAACCGAAGCATCTCCTTTGTACGTTACTACATTCTCGTACATATGTACAATGTCACCAAAGTTTATAAGCTTTTCAGTTAATGAATTGTTTTCAAACGGAAATTCAAATTTAGGATTGACGCCACTAAATAACGTTAGTGTCTTTCCATTTGTTGCATAAAAGTATGGGTCTGGACAGATTACGGAAATTTGAGCCGTTTCATGTGCCTGAAATATATCAGGTTCATTAGACTCGACATAACCGAAAGCATCAAGAGATCTCTGATCCGTTACAAATGTCAACGTGATGTATCTCTTGATAGGGAAATACTTATATGTAGTATGCCTAATAGTTTCGATATCTGTTCCAAATCTAAAATCCAGAGTCATAACTATATTTCTAGTTTCAAGCTTAGCACTATTATATAATGCTCCATCTCCAGTCGCTATCTCACTAGTATTGATAGTCGCCTTAACTGGCCCTAGACCTTCGATGTCTGTTATAGCTAGACCCGAAACTTCAGGCCTAGCTAATTCCATTTCTAGGGATTCCCCTAAATAATTAGTAACAATTACTTTCTTTATCATTTAAGAGCCCCCTTTAACTGACTAAACTGGTTCTTAGTCTGTCGATATATCTCAGTATTAGATAATGCGACAGGAGAATTGTTAGTCTGATTGAATGTATAGTTGTTAGTTACTGCTGGGGCACTAGAACCCTTAATAGAATTTCTTTGTGATCGGCCCCCATTTTGAAATAATGATATTGCTTTACTAAGATTGCTTTTACCAAGTACACTTCCAGCCAAAGCACCAGCTATAGAAGCTGCTAAACCAGCACTATGTCCAGCCGAAGAAGATCCTGTTGCTGTTGTCACTCCGCTGCTGACCATTGATGACAAATTCGAAGTATTAACACCGACACTTAATGTAGGCATCTGTATTTTAGATAGTACTGCGTTAACGGCATCAACCAATGCCTGAGCAGCGCTAACAGCCGATGGTATTGCAGCTTTTATTCCGTTAGCGAATGAATTACCGAGTGAAGTTCCTTTTGATCCGGCTTTTCCACTGCCTTTTCCAAATTCAGACAACGCTTTATTGACTACAGCTTTACAAGAGGCTTCTACAGTTGACAATACTGATGAAGATGAGAGTCCGATAGCAAAGCGCGTACCCATAGATTCTCCAGCAGATTTAAAAGCTTTCTTGAAGTTTGTCTCTACGTAATTCGTGAAAGTAGAGCAAGCGTTCTTAGCAGATTTCTTTGCTGACTTTGCAACGCTGTCTGCAGTAGAGTCAATTCCAGCTTTAAATTGTCCTCCAGCTTTCTTGCCAGAGGACTTAAATGACGTATTTGTGTTAAGTGCTTCGTCAAATGACTTAGCAACTGCATTAACTGTCTTTGTCGCTGCAGATCCTTTGAGATTTCTAGATGATCCTTTCTTAGAAGAGGTGGCTTTACCGGTAGCAGCATCAATCATTCCTTGATACATAGAATTGACAGCTCCTAAACCTGCTTCTTTGTATGAGTCTGATACGGTTTTTGCTACTTCCTCGTTTATTGACAACTTTTCAACATACAAATCGTTCATTTCTTTTCTTTCAGCAGGTGTCATGCTATAATATACATCAACAAGATCCGCTGCATTCATCCCTTGATCAACCAATTCTTTTAATAACCTTGGATCTAGGGACTTAGCAAGATCGACGATTTCGGTTTCCCATTTTTTTACAGCTTCAACGTTGTCTTTGGCTTGCTGTTTTACAGAGTTCTTTGTCATTTGCATTTTTTCGGCAAACAGATTATTTATTTCTGTAATTTGTTCGCTTGTTGCAAGTTTAAATCCTTCAATGTAAGGAATTGCTTGCGTCCCTAGGCTCTTAAGATAATCCAACAGTCCATCTGCAAATTTCATGTTCTTAAGTTGCTCAAGGCCTTCAATTACTCTCTTTTCGGCATTAACCTGAGACCACATACGGTCTATGATGGTATCGTTGCCAAGATCATTAACGACTTCTTCATATCTGGTAAAGTAATCCGTAGAACTTGAAATGTCGAAATTTGCAAATGACGTAAAGCTATCGAGACTGCTCTTTACAGATTCTGCCATAGCTTTTGCAGTATCTTCGATTTTCTTCTTTGCATCGTCCCAATCGCTATTTATCTTTTTGAGGTTCTTCTCCATTTCCTTAGCTGCTTCCGAAACAGCATTAGGAATTTCTTTTACGTCTTTCTTAACCTCTTTTGCCGTTTTCTTAACAGCTTTCTTTGCTTTCTTCTTGGCCGCTTCTTTCTCTTTCTTCAAAGAAAATGACTTGATAATATCATCAGCTCCAGATTTCTGAAGTTTTAGATTCTTAACATATACACTGTTGATCTCTTTACGCTCTTCATCCGAAAATGTGAGCATTTCCAATATTTTGCTAAGGTTTCCAGGACCTTCATCAACCAATTCCTGAACAAGTCGAATATCCCAACCCTGATTGAGCATCTTTTTAACAGAATTCTTCCACTTAACAGCATCTTTATATGTCTGCTTATAAGAAGCAATAATGTCTTCTTTTGTTTGCTTGCTAGCTTCTGCATATGCTGTGTTTGCCCTAACGATTTCTTCTTTCGAAGCGTTGGCAAATAATTTAATGTACGCATAACCAGATTCTCCCATACTTTTAAGGGTATCGATAAGCCCCTTGCTAAGCCCTTTCTTTGCTGCTTGTGCAAGGTTATCTTTCATTTCCTGATAACCTTCAACCTGACTTTCCATATTCTTAAGAACTGTACTCATCTCGTCGTCCATAGAATCAGAGAATTCTGAGAATATATTTCTAGAGTTATCGAATGCAATATTCGTAAACTTAGTATATTCTTTTATTGAATTGATAATGTTATTTCTGTATTCTTCGAATGTCGAGTTAATATTGGACTGTATTGACTTTTGGTCTTCTTTAAGCTGCTTTACAGCATTTTTGATTGCTGTGTTATTTTCCTTAATGGCTGAATTGAGGTTCTTCTTGCTAAGCTTCTTGCCTGATGCGCTAAGTCCCTTCTTCAAACGATCTTGTGTCTTAAGAAGTTTCTTCAAAGCTGCTTCGTGCTGCTTAACAGACTTAGCATCTTCCTTATACTGATCCGATTCCTTGTACAAGGCAATAGCAAAATTCTTGATAGTTTTTTCGGCAGTTTTAGTAGCTTTGCTAACCGTCTTAAGTTTCGGTGTTGTCTTAAGCAGCTCTTTTCCTAAACTCTTAGAAATTTTGGTAATAGTTTTATACGGAGTTTTATTGAACGAGCTTACAGCCTTATCGAAAGTCTTTCCAAACTGATAAGCGACCTTTATGATTTTGGTCGTCCTTATCTTTGCTTTCTTACTGTTCTTTTTGGACTTACTTGTGATCTTCTTAGAAGTGGCATCATACGCGCTAGTTACGCCAGCTCCAGTTTTGTTAGCATTTTTGATGATGTCTTTTGTCGTTTTATCCATTTGGTCTGAAAACGTACTGTTTCCTGCATTAAGAATGCCATTTACGGTCTTCATGACACTATCAACGTCTTTATTTCCAACCGATTTACTAATCGATTTCTTTATCCCCTTAACATATCCAGTAACTGTTTTTTGCGCTTTCTTAGCTCCATCCTTTATACCTTTTCCTGCGCCTAACAAAGCCCCTCTTCCAGCGTCAATACCCGCAAGTTCAATGTCTCCAGCCGTTGATTTAACACCTTTAACAAGACCTTCTCCAGCGTAAACACCAACTTTATTGGTTTTCTTGGAAGGGGAATGCTCGTCAAGAGACTTTTTGCTCTTCATACCCTTAAGTAATTGATTTCCTAAGGAAACTCCAGTAGAGTATACATCCGAGCTCTTGTTCTTTGCCCCGCTCATAAATCCTATAGCCGCATTAGCGCCAGCCGTACTAAAATCTTTAGAATTAGATCTCATACCGCTAGCAAGGTTCTTTGCTAATGATGAACCGGCGTCTTTGAATTTTGAATTATAATCATTAAATGTGCTTTTAGCTGTACTAAGAGCGCTATTTACCACTGAGTTAAATCCATCGGTAGTATCCGTATCCGATTTAAACGCATCAGTGACGTACTTCAAGAATTTCTTGGCCACACTTGATGACGGAGACTTCATATCTTCGCTATTGTTTTTCATTCCAGCTGAGATCCATCCAACAACCTTAGAACCAACCTTCTTGAAATCCCCCGATTTTGATTCAAATCCATTCTGCACAGATTTTAGGGATGTCTTACCCAAAGCCTTAAATGCTTTGTTCATGTCTTTGACTTTCTTATCTAGTCCGCCCTTAACTCCGTTTAATGAATTAATGAAATCGGATAATTGCTTAGCAATAGTTCCAGCATTGGATGTGTCAGCTCCCTTTATTGTAGTTGAGAAGCTGACAAAACTCTCGCCAAACGATACAAGATTCTTTCCGAATTTCTTTAAGCTCTCCTTGTTCCCGCCAAAGAGTATACTCTTAGCAGAAGTTGCTTCTGGCAAATCATCATTCAATTTTGCAACGGATGTAGCAGCAGCCGATGTAGCCGTTATAGTTGAGGTGTCGATTCCAGATACTGTTTTAGAGTATTTAGCAAACGACTTACCAAACGAGACCATACTCTTGCCGAAAGTTCCTAAGTCCTGAGAACCTCCGACAAACCATTCTTTCATACCATCCAAGCTCGGTATCGTTCCTGCTAATTTTGTAATTGTCATTGCGGCTGATGACGTTGCCTTTATCGATTCAGTATCGACTTTAGATACAGCATCAGAGTATTTAGCAAACGACTTACCAAATGATACCATGCTCTTACCGAAAGTTCCCAAATCTTCAGAGCCGCCAACAAACCATTCTTTCATACCATCCAACCTAGGAATAGAGTTTGCAAATTCTGTTATCGTCATTGCTGCCGCAGATGTTGCTTTTACGGTTTCTGTATTGACTCCGGCAACTAGACTAGAATAAGTAGCAAATGCTGCTCCAAAAGGTATAAGAGATAATCCGAATAAAGCTAAACTTTTAGATCCTGTTAATAGCTGTTTTAATCCACCAGCTTCAGGTATAGCATTTGCTAAATCTGTCAATGTTTGGGCTGCAGAAGATGTTCCTTTGATTACTCCAGGATTTATGTTAGCAACTTCCGTTGCATACATTGCGAATGCTGCTCCAAACGGTATAAGAGATAATCCAAAATCAGCGAGATCCTTTGACCCGGCTAATAGCTGTGCTAATCCTCCAGATCTTGGTATTGCTTTTGCCAACTCGACTAGCGTTTTAGCAGCTACAGCAGTACCTTTAACTGTTGCTGGTTTAACGTTTGCTACTTGATCGCCGTACGCTTTCATACCAGCGCCAAGATACAGTAGCTGATAAGCAAATTTCTTGATTGGGTCTTGCCCAAGGTTGATGAATGTTGAAATAGCATTCACGATCTCAGCTCCAGCTATTTTGACGATACATCCTGCCAGCACAGACATAGATGATCCTATCTCTGGTTTGACCTTACCCATCGTAGCCAAAAATGGCTTCAATTTATCTGCAAAGTCTGACAAGTTAGTAGCTATTTGCGGCAACCCATCGGTGATTCCCTGGCCAACGCCTGATATGATTCCGCCAACTAATTTTCCTAAACCTTCGCCAAGGATTTCTAATACTTGAACTCCGCCGTTCATGAAATCCTGGAATCCAGGTATCTTATTGAGACCTCCGAGTACAGCTATAATTGCTGCTAGTCCAGCGACAAATATCGAGAAACTTCCTAACGCATTTATAGCCCCGGCAATAGGAACATTTTGAAGTATCAGCATAGAAGCTGATATAGATAACAGAACCATGCTTAATCCAGCTGATGCCGCTAACGATCGTTTCCAATCCAATTGAGCTACTAGCCCAATAACACCAGCTATTTCCAAAAGAACTGCACCAGCTAAAAGAACGCTAGCGCGCACCTTTCCAACACCAGCGAACCCTTTTAAGCATAATGTAAATACACCTAAAAGCAATGATATTGCTGCTGATCCTGCCATAACTCCAGTTGGATCTAGCTGAGCCAACAAAGCAATAACTCCAGCTATCTCGCCTACAACCAAAGCAGCAACTATCACTGACTTCTTAGCATCAATTGATACATCGCCAGCTTTGATCATAGCTGACATGCATAAGATTATGGAATCAACAGCCGCGGTCGCTCCTGCCATTTTTGACTGGTCAAGACCGGATAATATAGCTATAGCCGCAGTTAAAATCACAATAGAACCAGCAACAGTCATCATCATAACGCCAGCTCTAGCGGCATATTGACCAGCGCTAGCACTAGCCTTAATTAGACTTCCAATAGGTATCATCAATGCAATTAGATCCGTTATGCATTTAGCCATTGTCTTAAGATCATACTTCTGTAATTTCTCAAATGCAGCAAGTAAAACATGTAGACTAACAGTAAATCCAAGTAGTAATACGGCTGCTTTAGAGGCATTCGGACCAGCTTTAGCAGATGCCTTAAATAACAGCATCATCGTTCCGAATACGGCTACAAATTGTTTCCATCCTTTCTTCATGGAACTAAAGTCCATCTTAGAAATTTTAGACATTGCTTTAGCTAATCCGTATATTGCCACTACGGAACTTAACAATGTAAGCGCTCCTCTAGCTCCGCCTAAGCCATTCGCTTTTCCAACAGCAATCATAAGAACCGATAACGATCCAACAGCCAATACTAAAGCACCAATAGTGCTCCCAGCATCTTCAATATTGTAATTAGACAACCCTTTTATAGCTTTAACCATCAGTAGTAGAGAGGCTGCTAAAGATACAATTTGAAGGGCTCCAGCGGCTGCTAATTTAGCATTTGCACCCATTGTATACTTTGTTAAAGCTCCTGAGCATATTGTAATAACTCCTACAAGCCCAGTAATCACTCCAATATTAATTGCCATAGATTTATTAATGGTCACATTTTGAAGTTTCTCAAGTGCAACGGTCATTAGTAAAATACTTCCAGCAATAGAAATAACCATGGCTGAAACTCCGGAGAATCCTTTTGCTAACTTTTCTGTTGAAATAGAACCGATAGCGTAAGCAAATGCCGTTAACGCTGCTCCCAATATACCTATCAAGACAACGGCACCTTCGATTCGATCCTGAGGTAACACAGTTAACAAAGCTATGGACCCCACTAATATAGCTATAGATTTCGCAATCTTAATAACTATGTCAGCTTTGATAGAATCCTGCCAAGTTTTAAGGGTTAGTGCTCCTTGATTCATTAGTTTAATAAAGCTATTACCAATTGCTGCTGGCAAGGCAAATAAACCACTGAACCTATCGGTAAGCACCGACAATAACTTAGAGAGATTATAAAGGGCCTTTACAGAAACCCCTCCTAACAAGATAGTTAATATATTAGCTGTATTAACCTTTCCGGATTTGTCTTCAACGAAAGAAAATACACCATCAAATGTATCAATCATCGTTTTCTTAAATCCGGCTGCCTGATCGGTCCAACCTTTTAAATATCCTGTTATCTTAGACCTAAGAGAATATAATTTCGAAGTAAAGGAATCTATCGAATCTCCTGCTCCACCAAAACTCTCTTTAGCAACTGCTCCTATTCCAAGAATAGTACTGAGTAAAGCTTTGAAATCTATATGACCAACTTCTTTACAATGATCAATAAATTCATCAATCAGTTTCCCAGCATTTTCACCAAAGTCTTTTATATCCGGCCACAGTGTTTTAACTATTAATTCATCTAACAGTTTTATTACTTCCTGCGTACCTTTCCAATTCCATATCGCTTTTGCGAAATATTCAATGTTTTTGATGGAGAATGCTATTGCCGATGATATCAGATTAACGCCTTTGGCCACTACATCAGATACCTTCGCAAACTTGTCAAATTGAACGATTCCATCGCCGAGAACCGCAGTAAGATCAAGCACACTATTTACAGATACTCCCAATAATTTAGAAACTATCTGTAAAGCGATTTTAAGTCCTACACCAAGAACATTTTTAACAATTTTTACAATTGTAAACAGACCCTTTAAAGTTCGATATAATTTGTCGACTTTATCTCTGGACATTATCAGTTTTTTAGTAAATACTTCGAATGCGTCAGTTATGTTCTTTATTTCTTTTGCATTCTTTTCTGGGAATATAGCCCTATAAGCAACTCTAAAGGTATCCAATACTCCTACCGCAGCTGCCATTACGTTAACAAATGAACGCATTAAAGAATTTCGTCCACCCATTTTCTTCCAAGCATCTAGAGTAGCATTCTTAGCTGCAAACGTTTTTACGATGTAGTTACCGATTATATTGTCTAAAAAGCCCCAAAGTTTTTTAGATTCTTCAAAGTTACCAAATATCGTTTCCCATGTATGTTCCCATCCAGAACCGATAGCTTCTTTCCAAGCTGCGAACATCTGTCCAGCATCTTTAAATTCTGAAGCTGCAGCGTATGCTTTTTGACCAAGTTCTGTTGTTTCATCCGTATACTTGCTAAGTGTCTGAACAAGAACATCAGTTGTCATCCACTGATACTGAAGATTATCGTTCCAGTTCTTGGTAGCGTTGAATGCGTCGGATGTAGCTCCTTTAGCGTTGGTAGTTGTAGTGTAATAGTCTTCACCCTTTTTAACGACTGTGCCTAGAGCAACGGCAGTATCAAGTAAGTTCTGTTTGAAATCCATTGTTGCCATATTAGCAACTTCAATTGATTTCCAGTCGATAAGCTTTACGTATCCTGCTGATAATGCCTGAGCAAAGTTATACATTGCGTGAGATGCCTGTTCTGCATTTGCACCAGAAATTGCTGCTTCGTTCGATACACCCTTAATTGCTGCAACTGCATCTTTTAAACCTACACCAGCATTTGTAAACTTACCAATATTTGCTGTCATATCAGAAAAAGAATAAATTGTTCTATCTGAATATGTATTAAGCTCATCAAGATACTTATTTACTGTAGATAAGCTTTCTCCAGTAGACATAATAATAGTCTGAATGGAGTTCATCTTTAGCTTGTATTCATTCCAACCATCAGACATGCCATCAAAAGCTAAAGCCGATACTATTTTTTTCCCTGCATCAACAGCTGCATTTGTAAGTCGATTCAACACGCTCATAGCTACAGTATCCATAGCTGAGAATTTGACTTGAACTGCTTCTACCGCTCTGCCCATTCCGTCCATGTTGAACTTTTTGGTCTCATTTTGAAATTTAGCAAGACTCTTTCCAGACTCACTAAAATCGATGCTTTTCTTAAGAGCTTCTATAGATTTTTGACTTTGACGGATTTTTTTCTCGAATTGTCCATTCTCGAATTGCATTCTGACAACGTCATCTTCAACAACTTTACCCATTATCCAGTGACCTCCTTCCAAGCATCTTTAGCTAGTCTATCAAATACCGGTTTTAAAGCCGGATTAATGTAGTCAACCCCCTGAACATATCCACCATTTCTAGTTCCATGCCCATACTGTAGAATAATAGCTATATTCACATGGTTCACTACATTAGAATTTTTAAAAACCAAACTTATAGATCCGTTATCGCGCACTATTTCGTAATACCATGATGCAGCTGTTACCCCAGTATCAACAGGAGTTGCAGCCTTGAGAGCAGCTACACCTTCACGTCCGTATTTGTTTAATACACCAACGTTAACGCCTTCCAAAAGCTTTTCGAAATAATTATTGAGCTTTTTAAAGTTGCCCTCAAGTTTGCATCTGATCATATCATTTCTCCTTATCCAATTAACTTAGAAGATTCTACAAATCCTGTATACTTCTTTCCTTTAATGGTTACAGCACAAAGTAACCATACAGATTTTTTATACTTGCTGAAGTATCCGTAGCATTCAACCTTTCTCCCAGCTGGAATTTCAACCATAAGCTTTTTGTTCCATCCAGCGTCAATACGCATAGGAGTTTTCTTAGAAGTTTTATATGAGCCCTTATAAAAATAGCTCAGATGTGCTGCATAACAGGTAGTAGTCGTTATTCCACAAGGTGTGTTAATTATTGCATCTACTTCTTTCATAACGGCGTTGACATCATAATGCTTTTCTTTAAGATTCGATTTATAATCTTCTCCCCATTGACCAGCGATTACTTCTCTTGCTACTGTTTTAACTTCTTTACCGGCATGGCGGTGAGTGCTGGTACTGATCTTTGGCTGATCAGCATCGTATTTTGGCGTGATGAATCCACGTATAAATTTTCCATTAATGTTAACGGTCCTCTTCTTAACAGCATCTTTATAATTACCCTCGGTTACGACAAAGTATCCTTCATTCTTATTGACATATGTCACCATGCCAATATGTTTCGGAGTTCCTTTATTATCTCCTACTCCATTATCCTCCCAATCGTAAATACATGCATCTCCAATTTTAGGAATATAGTTATCTTTCTCCTGCCAACAGCCCATTTTCTTAGCTTTTTTAATAATGTAAAAACAACTGCACTCAACTGGCATAATATCTGTATACCCCAGAGCAATTGCCACGGCAGACCAAGTCGTAGCGCACCATGCCATCCCTGGTTTCATGGTTACTCCTCTTGGTTTTTCTTTCTGTCTATTATAAATGTCAAGAATAGATTTATAAGATCCATCTTTTTCATTTTTTCCAACCCAAGAATTGATAAGGTTAACAGCTGCTTTTCGCGATCTGGCCATAATATCACCCCTTTGTATGGTTTGCTTTTTTTCGTCTTTCATTTTCTTTCTTTTGCCATCTACGGATTTCATCAACGGACATCTTCTTAGGTGGATTAGTTTTTACAGCATACAATTCAATCAACATGAATACACGCTTTATATTCCATTTCTCGCAAGGATCGAATGGTATTCTAGCCATGGCTAAGTAAGCGTATATTAATTCGCTAGTTAACGTCTCCGGTTTTTCTTTATTGTCGTCTCCGATTGTAAAAACCATAGATGCCGTAGCTGGGTCCTGAATATAGTCTATCACTTTTTTAAGTAAACGATCATCAAGCCGTTTAAAAAATTCAACCTTATCAAAAGACCCAACTATCATACAATACATATAATCAAGAAACTCTTCATCAGTTAGAGTTCCCTCATCCATAAATTTCAATAATGGTTTATGCCATATTTGCTCCCATTTTGAAATTGCTATTAAGGAATGCTCGAGCTTAATCTTAGTAGGTTTTATAACCTTTCCAAAAGTTTGAGTTTCTTGATCAAATGGCTCATATCCAGGAAGAATTAATTCGAGCATAATTGTCTCCTTAGTTTGCTTCTTTTATAGCGTCATCAGCTGCAACTGCAGATCCTGCTACTTCTGCCATCGCTGCCGAGATTGCTTTTCGCTGAGCATCATTCAATGTAGCATCATCATAAACTCCAGATTCGGCTGCTTTCTTGATCTTGTCATTTACATCGTCAGGCATGATTTTAAGCAGGAATTCGGAAGCTTTTGCTTCGTCCATGCAAATTTCCATAAAGAACTTGTCATATGCTGCAGTAGCCTTGAACTCCGCCAGTGCTTCAGGGGTCTTTGTAAATGTACGACCGTCAAGAGACTTGATTCCATAAGCTGCATCAATGATCTTCTCAAAAAGATTCATGATGTCCGGCTGGGACTGTTTCTGTACCATAAGACTCATATATGATGTTAAGCCCCCGTTAAGGCTTGTTTCCAATTTTAAAATTTCACTTTGCGTTAAGTTGAAGTAGAAATCCTCAGATCTCTCGTTTCCGTCAAAGTCCTTGTAACTGATTGTTTTGATAAACATAGTTTAGTCTCCTTTCATTCTTAAAAATCCTAGCCTGCATATTTTTAGCAGACTAGGAAAAACTTTATTTTGTTTTAAGTGTTAAACCAGTAAGTGCGTACTCTTTGGTTTCCGTTGTGCCTTTATTAGTAGCTTTAATTAAGATAGACTGCTTATTAGCATCTTTGATCTTAAGAACTGCCTGATGATCAGACTGAAGAAGATTAGATGGACCAGATGTTCCGCCTTTAACCTCGACTGTCAATGATTCAGGGAAACCACTCTTTGGTGCAATGTCAAGAGCAATGTAATTACCGCTCTGTTCATCAACTTTACTGCTGAATCCGGTATAGCCCGTCACATAGTTAAGAGTACCAGAAATTACTCCGGTGCTCTCATTGACCTTAATATTTGACTGAAGATCAGCTGCCTTCTTGCCAAGCAGGTCGTCTTCTCCTGTAATAGGAGTTGCAGAGACGTCCAGTGACGGGTCTGTTATTTTAAAAGGTTAATGATCTCATCTGGAAGCAGTAACTTAGCTTCTGCTTCTTCTGTTCCGTACAAAGCATCTTCAATCTTCTTCATCTTTGCAGCTTCGACCTTTGTAGAATCGATCTCGAGATGGGCCGTAGGCTTGAATCCTTCAACTGTGACTGGAGTTGTTGATACCTCCCAACTGAATGAAATTGCCTCTGGGGAATCATTTACAGTCTGGAAGTTTTTCTCGGATGGTGATGCTTTAGCGCCATAAATGATGTGAATCTTGTAACCATAATCATTACTCTTTACATCATTGCCAAGCAATGTACGATAAGAGAAACCGAATGTATCTCTGTTCTGCTGGCCGATAGTAACTCCCTTAGTAATTTCAGCTGTACCATTGCATCTATCAAATGCTTCTGGATAAGTATAAGCTTCAATTGTAGCTCCGAACTCTTCTGCTGACATGAGGCTAAGATACTTCATATTATCAGCGTATACAGCGGATGCTTCTGCTCCAGATGGAGATTCTGTGACTGCAGTAAGGCCATTCCATGCAGAACCAGTGCCATATTCTCCGTCAACAACAGGGTAAATAACTCCATGATCTACACCGGTTTCGTACTTACGTTCTCCGGTTTTGTCCCATGTTAATTTAGACATGTTTTTCCTCCTTTAAAATATAATTACAAAGACCGAATGGTACATGCCATCTGATATGTAAGATCTATTAAATCTTGCAGTGGGTATCTCCACTATCATATCAATCAGCATGCTATCCGGATCTTTAGTTACCACTTCTACTGAGTATTCTTTATCAATACTATAATTTTTATTATCTGCCGATCGAATATTGTAATCGTCAACAGAATATATTATTGCCGGGTATTTGATGTTCTTTATAACTTTTTGCCCAGCACCGGATACATTGGAAGGGGGCTGGAAATATACATTGGCACCTTTTCCAATGATATCTTTTAAATATCTATCAAAGTCAAGTCTCGTCCTCATCCCACAGCTCCCCTAATGTTATTATTAGTCTAGGGGCCTGTGAAGCATCAACTTCTGTTGCCTTCCACTTAGCCCCCATAAACTCAACCCATCTCATGTCAACGAAATGATCACGCATATAGGCATCGCCAATAACACTGATCTGATTAGAGATCGAAATGTTATATGAGATCTTCTCCTGCGAATCCTGAAGACGTCTAGTACTACGAAGAACATCGCCTCGATATGTACGTTCCGTTATTTGCTCAGTCCAAACTGATTGAGCTGTTTCCACCTGTTCTGCAAAGCCGATCTTATCACACCATCTATTCACGATCATTTCCTCCCATTTTGATTAGTTGCCACCCTGACCAGAAACTGCTTTGCTAAGATCTGCCGTTGGAATCTTTGTTTCAATTGCAATAGCTGATAATGGCTTGATCAATGCACCGGAGATACGTGTCTCAATAAGATACTTCTGAGCGTTGTAATCAATGTCGAAATCATCAAACATGTTGATTGCTCCGCCCTTGTCTGCACCAATGTTGTAATCCTGCAGGTTTACGATGATACCCTGAAGGGCCAGTGTATCAGTCTTATCTACACGTGTAAGGTTTTCCATAACCGGAACTGAAACAATCTTGGATACACGGCATGCTGTAGCCAGCTTCTCAATGTTGTCATAGATGATACGTCCGTTCTTATCTTTCAGCAGTAAGCACTCAGTAATGATTGACTCTGGAGCGAACAGCTTAGGATTACCAGAACCCTTGTACTCGATACGTGCTCTTACGCAGGCCTCAATGAATGCAGTAGCCTTCTCAGCTGCAGTTGTATCTTTTGTAATTGCAATAGGGTACTTAATTGTGTACAGGTCAGCATCTTTCCAGATTGGACGAATGTTGTCCTCTTTGATGTGATCGTCGCTAGATACGAGACGTCCATCACCAACCAGAACGGCACGTGCGATTTCCTCGTTCAGCATCATACGCATTTCAGCTTTGAGCCAAACGATTACATCGAAATCTGTAATGTCGATTACGTCATCACGATCGATCTTCTGTTTCTTGTAGATTGTCTGTGGAGTAGTTGTTCTCTTCAGTAAGGAGAATACTTCCTCTTTCTTCAGCTTACCTTTGATGTAACCTCGAGCACGAGCCTCATCCTCACGCAGGTCTGCAAATGTAGACTTGATTCTTGAGAATGGTGTGTGGTGTACTCCATTCATTACTTCGGTTACCCATCCCTGATCTCTTGCAATGAAATCAGGCGGAGTATTTAAGTTCTTGGCATCCGGGAACAGGTACTCGATATTGGTAATACCATGGGCAAGGAATGACTCTTTCATAGAACCATATCTCTTACCGTCCTCGATAATCTCCTGCATCTCGCTGTGGGACAGTACGTCTCCATTGTCTGTTTTGGTACCTTCGAATAAGTTATGTGCGATTGCACCCATGTCATCGTCCTCCTCTTCATATTCTTCGTCAGGATCTTCAACGTCCTCATCATCCTCTTCTTCATACTCTTCGTCAGGATCTTCGACGTCCTCATCATCCTCCTCTTCATACTCTTCGTCCTCGTAATCATCGTCTTCGAGAGCGCTAGGGTCTTCCGCTAATGCGCTTCCTACAGCTGTGTAGAAGGCATCTTTCTGTTCTGGTGTCATTGTATCGACGACATCCTGAATACTCTTATTAGCCACTTCATCTTCTCCTTCCTCATTTGAGTGCATAAGCTCAAGAGACTCTCCTGAGTAAATATACGCCTCATAATCATCGTTATCGATTGTGTCGCCATGTGCTAAGGCAACATCTTCAATATATGCTCCTGGATTTGCTCCTGCAAGAACAAGGCTAAGTTCTTTAATTTCACCATGCTGAACATATGGACCACGCTGCTGAAGATGATTGGCCCAAATACTAAGCGAATCCATATCGCCATGCTGAACAGCATCTTTGGCTATCTGTCCAGCTTCGGAATCATTGAAATATCCGTAAGCGTAAACACCATCTTTTTTGCATTCCATATAAGCATGTCCAAGCACACTGTTAATGCTGTTGTGGTCGTGGTTATACACTAACGGAACTTTAGCGCCATCGATATCATCGAAAGCACCATGCTGAATGATTCTTCCATCAGCACAAAGGATACCAAACTTTGTAGCCCAGCCTTTAAAGTCGCAATCAGCATACTTTGAGCGTTTAGCTCCCATTTTGAATTCCTCCTTTACTTATTGTTCTTCTGTTTCTTCGTCAGCAGACTCTGTATTATACATCTGATCCATCTCAGCATTGGAAGCTGAAATATTGTTGTTCGTCAGCATATCTGCCTTAGGATCATCTACTGGCCTATATCCAATTACTTGCCTGAACTCATTAGATGTCATGATACAGTTTCTCGTGAACTTATCAGCAAGCTCTGCAAGATTTGTAGTAGACACCAGTTTGAATGGGTCCCTGAAATATTTAATGGCATGCCCTTTAGTACGGGCTGTCTTAGTTAAGAACTTTCGATTCATCTCATCCACAACCGCTGCAAGTATTGGCTCAACTATACGATTGTAATAATTGTTCATCGTGTTCTCATCCGCTGTGCCATTTAGAATCTCCACAGTCATTCCCAATTGTGAGAACAACAGATTTGTGAAGTACTCTACCTGTTTGAGTAAGTTATTTTCAATCGACCTATTGAGCTGTGTTACATGCTCAGTAGAATCGATGTAAGCAATGCCGTATTCAGAGTTTGCCAACTGATCGGTCAGTTCCTTACGGCGTTCTCTTGCCTGTTCCCTTTTCAATTCAGACTTAATCGTGTATGGCAACTGAATAATCAAATCCAGTTTGTTAGAACCGCTTCGATCGTCAATGAAGTCAAGAATCGACAACTTTCTTTTCAAACGATGTGCTGTTGAATTTTGCTCATTCATAATTGCATAGAACGGGTTCTCGACAATCGCCACCATTTTCTTTGGTAGATCAAGTTCCTCAAAGTTTCCAGTACGATCATTGTATATTCGCACTCTAACAGAACGAGGATACCAATTGATTATAGTGGCTGTGCGCATGGACTGAATATCATAGACATTGCCATGTACTGGGTCCATAGTCGTATCAACCGGGACTATTGCAACGCACCCTTCATCGAGGAGTTTCAGGACAATATCCTGTTTGAATGCTCGGGATGCCTGATCAATATTAGCTTCTGTTGTAAGGCAATAATTAAGCCCATCTTCCACATTTTCTGTAAACCTTTTATTGTCATCTAACATAACGTGCTCTATATCGACTGCTGCAACGTCCGTAGATATCTTATTGTAGATCGTTGTTACGATTGACCGTTCATTCCCTCTCGTCAGTCTAGGGCGAGATGGATTATCATAGCTAGCTGTTCCAAGACCAGTTCCATAAGGATACCGCGTCGGGTCTTTGTTCATGAACGCATTCCAACCATGCTTTAATCTGTTTATAAAACTCATATGTCATCTCCTTATTTAGTAAGGTAATCCAGATAAGCTTTTCCAGCTCGCTTTGCTTTATTGAAAGATCTTCTTACTTTCTTAACTCTCTTCTTAGCTGTTTTATATGCTTTGTTAGCATTTTTAGAAACTCTGTTGAATTCCTTCTTAGCTGAGTTGTATGCCTTACCAGCATTTTTGGAAGCTCTGTCAAACTGCTTCTTAGCCGATGAAGTATACGGCTTTGCATCATTAGCTAACTTCTGCCCAGCTCTACTGATCTTATACTCTGCCTTTGATTTGACAGAATTTGCCTTATTCCGAACTTCTGCAGAGGTAAGTGCACGATCCTGAGCATTCGTTTTAGCCTTTCTAGCAGCAGAGGTAGCTCTTCTTGTAGCTTTTTTCGTTGCTTTATAAACTCCAGTTTTCTTGACATCCCTGGCAAGTTTCTGCCCAGCTCTCTCAAGCTTGTACTCGCCCTTTGAAACTACTGACCGAGCTTTTGCCTTTGCTGCATTAGCTGTAGGTGATTTAGCTGCCTTACTTACAAGATATCTTGTAGCTGCCATTTTTGCTGCTGAATCTCTAGTCGCTACTTTTGTAGCAAACTTAACAGCTTTCTTCACTTTTGTAGATGGGGCATTCTGCTTTTTGACATTAGCTTTAATCTGCTTCATCTGTCTCTGCTGTTTCTTCTTCACCATGTCAGAGTTCTTCTTAGCTACTGTATGAGCGTTGACTGCTCTGATACGTTTTTGCAAATCTCTTTCCTTCTGTGCATTTTGAGCACTGGTTGCAGATGTTGGTCCCTTGTATGGAACTGATGCTTTTGCTTTGACAGTTTTCTTTGCTGCTAACATACGCTGAGCTTTTGCTCTTCTTACAGCCGAAGTATCAACTGGCGATCCACCTGACTTTACACGAGAGTCTTTTACAGCTAACTGCTTATGCTGCTTTGCAATTACTTTCTGTCTTGCATTTGCTTTTCTGTTCATAGCGTCGAGCTTTCCAGCTTCGGTATGCGGATAGATGTTCTTCCGGTACATACTTGAAACTTTCTGATCGATATTTGCTGCGGTTTTTCTTACGCCGTTTTTAACTGTCTTGTACACATCCTCCGGATAGATATACTTACCGTTCTTGATATACAAGTATTTGTGCTTTTTCCAGCCATGTTTAAGCACAGTGTTTCCATCCTCGTCGGTGGCCTTATAATATACGGATTCCTGCATATATTACCGTCCTTTCTGTCTCTTTCTAAGTTTTTCGACATATTGCTTTCCACGTATGGAAGCTAACTCAGTATCAACTGCTTTCTTCTTTTCAGCAGTTCTTGTTGTTCTTCTTTTGATCGATTCGGCTTTCCTTGCATACTTAGCCGCTTTCTTTCCGTAACGGTTTGCCTTCTTTCGAGCTCTTTCAGCTTTTTGAAGATTACCGGTGTATCCAATATCCGTAAGAGCATGGTCACGCTTTACACGTTTTGTCTCTTCCTTTTCCTTGAACTTAGCTCTTTTGGCTGTGTACGCTGAAGCTTTCTGTTCGTATTTTGAGACGCGAGATTTTGTCTTTTCTGATGTTTGCTTCTTCATCTGAGAGGCAAGTCTATCGGATTTTGACTCGAGGTGTGACGCTCTCCTTTCGGAATGCTGATATGGGTCTTTTCCCGATCCATACTTGTAACGACCGGATCTTCTTGGCAAACCGTAATGCTCGAGATGGTCTCCATCCAAGTCTGAATGAACTATAGATATAGTACCATCCTCATTCTTTATTTTGACGTACATAACTATCACTCCTATTCGAATGCATCCTTGTTTACTTTGTACGCAACAAGCGCATCCATCAATGCTGAGACATTATCGATTTTGTCTTCGTAACGTTTCTTGTACAGCTTCCTGTTACCGTTTGTATCTTCCAATGTTATGCAATGGCCCATACAGAAACTCATCAAAGATTCATCGAATATCAGCATTCTCTTTTCAGATAACTTCTTAATTTCTCCAAGAGGAACTGTTTCGGTTCTAGCACCCTGTGGAACTTTCTCAATTCCGAATGATCCATTCTCTCGAGCCCATCTTTCAACAAACTCTTTAGCATTGTATGGATCATATCCAAATGAGCAAACTTCGTATTGGGAGTCTATTATGAATTTGTCGAGATCATCATATACCTCTTGCACATCGATGATTGACCCCTCCATAACAACGAGTGTACCTTCGTCGATAAACTCTTGATACTTTTGTCTCATTGCTAAGTTCAACTTACTCAAGGTAAGTATAGTTATATAACTTCTAACTTTTACTCCAAACATTCCATTCCGAAGTGGGAACAAGAATGTGAAAGCACAGAAGTCATCACCTTGTGAAAGGTCTGCTCCCATTGAGCATTGCATTTTCCAAAAGCTTCTACGTCTATGGGGAAGTGTTTCTTCATAAGAGAAATAATACGTATATCCCTCCATAGGAATTCCGAAACGTTTTGCCAGAATATCATTTCTTGTAGCCGGTGCTTTCTCAGCTCGTTCAACATCTTGCTGGATTGTCTCATAGCTGACCGTTATCGGTAGGTTAGGATTAGCCTTAGGCCACATATCGGGGTCTCCAACTTCATCCACGCTGTCAAGCCTATAATACCAAATACTAGTATGCCAGTTCTGGTATTCGCCTTTTAGAATGTCCATCAGCTCCATTTTGATGGAATCTCCGCATCCATTACGGACTGTACCTTCCGAACTTACAGCTAAGATTACGTATCCATCTATTTTGGCTGCACCCTGCTCGATTGCACCTATTGGGTCTTCTCTCAATTCACCTGATAGCCATTCATCGACTGTGGCTACTTTTACTCGTAATCCCTGAAGTTTGTTAATACTCAGGGGCCTGATCTCTAGTAATGAATCTGTAAGAAAGTTCTGTATACCCTTTTTGGTACATGCAAGCTTAACGCGGTTCGCTTTGGAACCGGTAGTATTTTGAATAGAGCCTTCTGTCAAGAATTTGAACATAGGTCCTCTCGCTCTTGCTATGGCAGTGCTAATTGCACTTGTAACCTCTTCAGCCTGTTTCATTGTTGGGGCTGTGGTAATCTGATGTGTCGTTGTTGTATCGACTGTCAGAAAATAAGCTTGCACTAAGCTCTCGTATAACGATTTAGCATTACTTCGAGAAATGATAAGATATTGTTTGTTGACTAGACGCTTTTTGACAGACTTCCTTACGAAATGTCCGCCTCGTCCAGAAGCATTTGGTTCGTATACAGTTTTCTCAACATAATAGAACCAACCAAATAATTGCTCTCCCCAAAGTTTAAACGTATCCAACAGTTCCAAGTCGGACCCATCGGTCAAGACCATTTCGGATTCACAGAAAGCAATCCAACCTTCTACAGCATTGTCGTCATAGTATACACCGGGGTTAGCTATCAGCCAATCAATACGGTTCATCTCCATAGAGATCTCCCTGTTAACAGGAATCTCGCCATTCAGAACTTTATCTCGGAACTCCCCGTAGTACCTAGGCGTTGCCGTATTGCTTAGCATTTACATCACCTACTTCTTTTTCTTTTTCGTGCTCTTTGTTTCAGCTTTAACTGCTTCATTAATCATCTTCTGAGCGGCAGCATTGAGTTTACCCTTGATATAAACTTTTCCTTGTTCTTTCACAACTTCTGTAACTGCAGGAACAATAATATCTTTCATAGCTTTATCAACTAACATCTTTGGTAATGGCTGCTTCTGCGGATGGTTTTTAAGGTATGTGGCTTCCATCTGATCTCGAGTATTTATTCGTTTAAGCTCTTCATCAGATAAAGTTTTTACATATGCCTTTTCATTTCTGTATTTGTTTTTTTGTTTCTTTTTCTCAAGTTGGACTGCTTTGGTTCTTTCTCTTCGTTTGTTATTTTGTTTTTCAACTCTGCTCTTTTTAGAAAAACTTTTTATAAACTTCTCACCAGCTTTAGCCGATGATCCAAGACTTTGATATGGTTCCTTCCCAGATCCCCATTTATATCTTCCAGATCTTCTTGGCAAGCCGTAATGAGCTAGATGATCGTTTAAGAGTTCCTGATTGTCGACTAAGAAATCTCTAACGTCATCAGCTGAGTAATTAGTCATCGTCGCTCTTTCCTTTCTCATCATGTGAAACAGGGTAGTACATTATGTACAATCGCCATTCCATTTCCTTAAGTTGCTCTTTCAAACTGTCCATTAATGAACCACTTGTTGGCGGATCAAATAACAAACGAGTTTTAATGTACACATAATCTTTTATCAAGCTTGACTTCGTGGCATCCTCTTCGAATTCACTCCAGATATTATCCGGACCAGTGATTCGGTATCCTTCTTTAGGACCAACTCCTAATTGCGTGAGAGCTGCAAAGGCAGAATTGATATGAATGGTTAAATCCAAGTCAAACTGCTCAAAGTCGTCAGGACATCCAATAAGCTGCTTGATAGTCTTAAGAACGCTCTCTTCCATTGAATTCCTCCTCAATGTTTCCAAGGGCATGTATCATTTGGTCTCCTTATTACAGGGCCGCTACGAACATTTGTATCGTGTCCATAGTGTATGGCATTATGTGTTTTATGGGTTGTTGTCACAACGTTATTCATGTCGAATACCATTGGGTCTCGGTTAAGTATCATCTCTTTGGTAACTGGATTTATGTGATGTATCAACGGTCGTGTTTGTATCTCGTATCCTTCAACACCTAAATCGCAACCGCCATCTCTGACAATTACTTTATGACGAAACTCTCTCCATTCGCCTGATGAATATAATGCCTGATTAACCCATCGGTCATAGCCGAATGTCTCGTACCCAACTGAACCAGACAGCATTAAGTATTGCAGTCGTTCTTCAAACGTAGTATACTGGATCATTTCCAAATATGATCGTGACATTGAACTTGATCTACTCATCTTCGATACCCTGGTATCTACGCATTGCTTCAATTGCTGCAGCGTATCTCTCTTCGCTCTTAGCAGAAGCTTCCAACGAATCGATTTTGGCTTTAGTCTGCTTGGTTTCTTCTCTGAGCTTGTCCTGTTCCAGCTGCTCTCTTGAAGAACCTAGTTTTAAGAAATGTGTAATGACCTGTGATGAGGCTGTGCCTTCACGTAACTGCTTTTCAGCAGCATCGAGTGAGAGATTGATCAAGTACTGTTCCCTGTCTTCAGGAGTCATAGGAACCCTTGAACGCTTCTTTGCGGAAGTAGCTGTCGCTGCTCTTCTTCCCATATACTTTCGTCTCCTTTCTAATATCTTTTGCCGAGACGTCGAATACTTTACGTACTCTCTATAAGAGATCTAGGTATGTTTTAATAACCCTGAAAGGAGTCTTCAACTGAAAGAGGGTCCTTCTATGTGCGACAAAAGAAGACCAAGATCCCTTATAGAGAGGGCGTAAAGCTGTCAATCTAAAATCCATTTTGACAGGATTTTGACCCCCGGAGAATTTTTAAGGAG